TAAGAGAATGAAGATAAAATATAAAGAAATTGTAAAAATTGACACATTAACTGTAAACTTTAGTTTACACTTGTAAACCAAACCTTACACATTAACTGTAAACTTTAGTTGACACTTGTACCAGATGTTTCATATTTGAAACAATATATAAAGGAAATGTAAAAATAATATAAAGAAATTGTAAAGAAATCATAAAAGACTGCCAAAATGGCAGTTATATATTAGGATTTGTAATTGACAGTTAAAAAGCGACACTGGAAACGATATAAAGAGAAAGAATGTCCAGTATGTCATGAAAAACATCGTGGTCCAAATACATATTGTTCATTATCCTGTAGTAACAGAGGGAGAACAATAACACCAGAACATAAAGCTAATACATCTAGAGCAATGTTGAGATATTATCGAAATACTCCTGAAGGTATATCTAAAAGACAGCAATTTGTCAATATGAATAATGGATTAAAAATTATTAAATCAGAGGATTTAGATGTAGCATTACCAGGATTATATGATCCAGACTTTGATTATGATTATTAATTCTTTATATCTGTCATCATAATCGAGAAATATCTGTGAAATAGCAATGATAATGGTGTTATATGTGTATAATTTCGGAGGTATATAGAATAATGTAATAGAATAGCAGTTATTGATCGATATTAGGACAGGTACGGGCTGGTATCAATAGATAAATTGATTTAGATTAATATAGGAGTTATTGATATGAATAGTCATTTTCGGCGTGTGTTTATGTATTGGATATTGTTTATAGTAGTAATAGTTATTGGTACTATGATTCATTGAGCAAGATGTAAAGAATGCTAAATAGGTATAGTGAAGAGAGCTATTGAATTATTTCCCAGGTATTCCCGGTATCTGATAGAGTAAATCCGGACTAGAATCAAGATCAGTAAAGAGATAGTTTTCAAATTTCGTTATAACCAGTGAATAGATAATCGATTAGACATTATAGTTTTAACATTTGAGCGCGCCGGTAACTGTTAATCAGTGTAATATTACTCCGATCACGGGCTAAACTTGTTAGAATAACAATAGAAAATCAATATCTTTATTGTGACAATTAGAATTTCATGGTTATCCATTTCATTTTTTAGATGAACTTAGTGGCAGTATTTTTTTGTCCTGAAAAAACAGATAGAAATCAATAGGTTATCTATAACAGGTCTAGTGGTGATTAGTAATGAAATCAATAAGTTACAGAAATTGGACTCTGAAATCGTTGATATCAGGAGAATGATCCTGGGAACTTCGTATGTAATCCAGAAAAACAGAGCAATTGATGTAAGTCATTGATTATTGGTAGATAAACACTAGGATAATCAATAGGATACAACAGATAATGGTCTCGGTAGGAACTTCGTAGGAACTTCGTAGGTCATTGATTTCATTAGTGAAAAATAATTGTTGACAGGGTTCTGGTGGATGCTTATAATGATTCCAACATCAAAAGCAACCCACCGGAGATTCCCATGATTGAATTACTAGATTCCTCTATATACAACAATACCAATATCTGGGTTGATCAGTATACCAATACCACTTATGTTGGTAATAATCCGAATCATTCTGATTCCTGGGTATTTGGTTTTGATGATACCTGGAAAATTCTAAATGCTTCCTTTGATTCTAAGTGTCAATTGGTGGAATCCTGGATCAATAACAATGGACAGAATGTATTGAAATCCTGTGGTATTGAATAGATGAATAATATTGCTGTTACTGAAATCAAAACCAGAATCAATAATTATCTATTGAATTCTCCTGATTCAGAGAAAAATTCTAGAGAAACTATGATCCAATTTTTAGAAGAAATTCTAATGAATACCGATAATTATCATGGATTTCAATATCTCTCTAAATTTGATATGAATAAATCCAATTCTGGTATCTCTGTGGGTATTAATTTAATTGAATCTACTGATTTTGATAAACAATTTATTAATACCGATCAATCCAGAGTCAAATATCTATAACAGATATTCGTCTATTAATGATAATAGACGAATAATTGTAACAAAATCAATAACATAGATAATTTCAGAGATAAGAACTTCGTAACTTATTGATTTCATTAGTGAAAAATAATTGTTGACCTGGGTAACAGTTGCTGGTAGAATGATTTCACTGACCTAATCACCCACCAGAGAATCTAAATGTCTTACCGTGTTATTAGTTTACCAGATAATTGGAATCAATTTGGTCCCCGTGATGGTCTAGAAGGTCCATTTAGTTTTAATCGCCGGGTTCTCTATTATGATCCTAAAATGGGTCTTTATTATGATCCATTAACAGATTTCTATTTGTCCAATGACGAATTCTTTGCAATCAAAGGAGATTTCTAAATGAATGCTAATCTTATTGATTATCAGCAATTAAAAGCTGATCTTGAATTCAATTATTTCAATTTTGCAAATCCTGGAAATCGAATTCAAGATTTGCAATTAAATCATTTGAATTGGGAATTGGTGGATCTATTAATTAATGGTAATTGCACAATTCCAATTGACAGTACAATGACACTACAATACCCATTGCGACAGTAAGGTATACAGGACAGCAGATGACAGTCGAAATGACAGTGAGAATCATTCTCATTCAGATGCTCCTGGGTGGCGTCTCAAGTTTTCAATCTATTTTGATTTAATCTATTTTATGTTTTTATTCAAAAAAGGTTTTTATTTGGTTCCATCCGGTTACTATTTGTGTCATCTAAAGGGATGAGACTCTTGTTTTAATCTCTTTCAAAAAAATTGCGCCAGAAATTTTTACGAAATTTTGAGTTTTTACGAAATTTTGAGTTTTTACTTTTTTCCGAAATTATTTTCAAACAAGTTTCTATAAAAAAATTGCGCCAGAAATTTTTACGAAATTTTGAGTTTTTACGAAATTTTGAGTTTTTACGAAATTTTGAGTTTTTACGAAATTTTGAGTTTTTAGTTATTTTCGGATTTTTACACAGTTATTACTAAGTAGGAGAATTGATGAATATTGAATGTTATATAGCGATCATAGATTTACTGGAAGAGTTAAAGATTAATTTTCAGTACAATCAATTAACTGAGGACATTGATCGGATTGATGAAAAGATTAAATTATATCGTAGTTTAATTAGAGAGGAGTTGTTACGAAGTTCTACGGAGTTTGTAGATGAATAGTAAAGAATCACAGATGATGATAATTAATATGATATTGATGATAGTTGGACCATTTATTAGTATCTGGTCTATAAATTTGTTATATCACGAAATGATATAAAATTGTGATAAAATGTTATAACTTTATAATATAAATATGATAATGTTAAATTGAAAATATATAAATAATATGAAAGCAAAACAGGTTTTGAATCATCTACAAATTACTAGAACAACACTTTCAAGATATGTTAGAGATGAAAAATTAAGAGTTATTAAATTACATAACGGCCAATATGATTATTTAGAAGAAGATGTTTTTTCACTTAAAACCAATTCTTCGCCCAGAATTAATATAACTTATGCAAGAGTTTCTACCCATAAACAGAAACAAGATTTAATCAACCAAGAAGAGACTTTATTACAATTTGCCACAATTAATGGCATTATCATTTCTAAAACATTTTCTGAAATATGTTCTGGAATGGATTTACAAAGAAAACAATTTCAAATAATAACTCAATTAGTAATGTTACATAAAATAGATAAAATTTTTATAACTTATAAAGATAGATTAACAAGAATTAATTTTGATTTTATTTCAAAGTTGTTTTCTGAATTTGGAACGCATGTTGTGGTACTAAATGATTCAATAGAAAAAACTACTGAACAGGAATTTTTTGAAGATTTGGTTTCTATGATTCATTCGTTTTCTATGAAAATGTATTCGAAGAGAAAAAAGAAAAAATTAGATTTAGTTGCACAGGATTTAGAATTGGAGGTTTCAATTTAATCGTGGCTTTGAAAACCATTAGGCTTACTAGTTATTTTCATAATAATGAAAAATTTAATATGATTCAAGAAATTGATTCTAAAATTAAATTTATTAAAAATAATATGAGCCAATTCATCCACAAAAATATCGAAGCCCTATTATTCAATAAAAAGGAATTCTTAACGAATTATAAACAGTTCAAAATCGATGACGTTTCAGCTTGGGAAACCCAATCGTTATTTCAAGATGTCATTAAGCTCTATGAAAACAAAATTAAAAAACTTAATCAAAATAAAGATCTGTTCATTCAAGAAGAATTTAAGATTACTTTTTATAAAAGAGCCACAAAAAGAAATAAAACTGGTGATGTAAAAGAAAAAATAATAATAAAGAAAAGAACTAAATTATCTAAAACAATTAAGTACTTATCGTTCTGCGATTTCAATAAAGAACTACCAGAAAAAGCTAAATCTTTACTAGAACCTTACATTGAAAATGGTCTTAGTGGTCGAATTATCGAATTAGCCCAAAGGGTTAAGAAAAGAATTATCAATCAACTTAAAGTTATCGAATTCCAAACCGGTACTTATCGGAAATCAACATCAGAAAACGGTAAAACTAAAGATTCTTATATCTTTAAAGATGAAACCAACCGCCAATTCAAGTGGTGGTATTGTTACAAGCTCGGTAAAGAACGGATCTATTTACCATTACAAATTAACAAAAAATATCACGGTGAAATAGAATCACTAATACGATTTAAGGCCGAATGTTACATTAAAGTTACTAAAAATAAAATTGACATCTTAACCACCAGAAATTTTGAAGGTCATAGTTTTAATAATTTTACAGACATCTTGGGCATCGATGTCAATGTAAAGCATAATTTTTGTTATTTATCAGATGGTATTGAAATCGACTATGACCGGAAATGGGTAGGACAAGCCGTTAAGGAATTAAAGAAACATGATAGCAGTAGGATCAAATCAGAAAAACAAAAACAAAAAATTGCAAAGATGGCTAGAAGAAATGAATGGTACTTTAAGAAATTAATTTCGGAAATTTTAGATGAGATAGTCGTCAATGGCTATTCTGATATAGTAATGGAAGATTTAAATTTAGCTTTTGGTGCTACTTTTATAAAACACCCGGATTTTGATATTAAGTATTCCCGTCTAATTAAGTTACTGAGACTTAGTAATGTTAAGAATTGGTTTATTGAACAAGCCAATAAGCGGGGCATTAGAGTTCATTTAACTAATCCCGCATACACTAGTCAAACTTGCCCTGCTTGTGGTTGTATTGATCGGGAAAATCGTAAAACCCAAGAACAATTTGAATGCATCGATTGTGGTCATACCGGTAATGCAGATCATAATAGTGCCATTAATATAAAAAATAGAATTTTCTTAGATGTTCTAAGAAATCAATTACACAATGAACTTGAAGGAATCTATAGTCCAAAACGACAGCGTAAGGAAACCATTAAAGCTATAGTTCAAACATATTATCATTGTGTATAAAAATAAGGTTTGTATTTATCATTTAACCGTTAAACTATATTAATTTTACAATAGATTAACATATAGTTTATTAAAAATCAGATAATGGAGGTAAATCTCTAATTCTATAACAGATTTTCTAGATTCAGAAATTCTAATTACTTTATACTTGTAATTTTCCGGATGGAGTTTCTGGTCTACTTTAAAATTTTTATCATGAGACGACGAAAAATAAGAAATTCCCAGATCTTCTTTTGGGGGTTTGTTTTTAGGTGTTCTAACACCATAGTAGTGTTTTTGTTCTACTATATTGGTGATACGATAAAGATAGTTAAATGGGCCGATAGAATCGGAAGAAGGTGAAACACCATAAATACGTTTGCTGGACATTAGTAGTCTCCTGATTATTAGTTGAAATGTCTAGAGTAGATGGGGACGGCAATCCCGCGATCTACACCTATTTAGCAAAACTGAATTTTTGGTTGTCAGCACAAAATTAATTTCATGTTAACGTAAATATTTTCTTGACTTCGGTCTTCCCCCGTAGTAATATAATCCACTCGTGATCCTTTTATAAACCTTTTGGAGAACCCTATGTTATTTTTTATTAGTCATAATTTTAATGAGGTGTATTGATTATGGTCTTCGTATCCAACCCATATCCTGAGTGTCCTGATGAAGAATCAATTTTAGAGAACTGCTGTGTATGTAGAAAAAGCTGCAACACCTGGTACAAACCGAAAGATGTTGCGATGTGTCCTGATTGTGCTAAAATTGTAAAAGAAGCAGACATTCCCGACAAATTAGACTGGATCATTAAGGAGCAATTTTTAGATGAATTATGATGAGGTATATCGAATATTTGGATTACTTGATAAATTTCCGATTGAGGTACAGAATGAATTTTTCCGTCGATTATTATTAGAGTATTGTGATCAAGAAGAATTAGTGAATCGATTATTAAGTTTTGTTGTATATCATCAACAAAATTTCGGGGAGGATTTATGATACGTGGACGAGGTAGGCCGAAAGTTAATCGAGAGAATCCTGCGGTATCATCGTGGGTAAATTTAGAGGAATTGGAAATGATTAGATATTATTTGATAGATCGTCGTGGCATTGATTCGATTGTTATTAAGGGATCTGCTGATTCGGTAGTACAATTTTTTGCTGACAAGAAAGTATCGCAGTATTTGGTAATTAAGGCTGGTGGAATTGGGGATCGGGTATATACTGGGAATATAGATATATTATCATTAGAGAGATTTTGATGAACAATTATCGGGGCCACAATCCAGTTATTGTTAATATCAGTAATTGTCGGATCAATTGTGATTTTGATTGGAATCAATATGGTTATGGCAATATTGACATTAAATTAGTGGATGGTAAGATTGATGTATTAAATTCCAATTTAAGTCGAGAAGATTGTCGATTAGTATTGATGGGATTAGTAGACAAGATTGTTAATGAAGGTAATTTTTTGGAGTATCGAGATGATTAATTTATTTGTGATTGATTTTAGTTTATTTGATTTTTGTTGGGAAATATTCGGGCAGAAGATAATGGAGTTAGATGAATGATTAGTATCAAGAGTTATTGGCGGATATTTAGATTCAATATTAGACGATTCATTGAAGGCATCAAGTTTGACATTCGAACTGAACAATTGATTATGGCTGCGGCAGATAATCTTGATAACAGCAATAGCAAGATTTATGTAGAGAAAGGTGATAAGATTTTAGAAATTCGGGAAGTAGCACAGAAAAATTATCAAGAGCCTATTGGAGAAAATTTAGAGAAAGGATAGGATTAAAAAGTGATAGCTACTAATTCAGATTTTAGTAGCTATCACTATGGATTAAACTATTAATTGCTGATATTGTTCCGGAGTTAATAATCCAAATCCCAATTCTTTATAAGTCTTGCCAATACAATCAGGTCCAAATGTCTCTTGGAGTTTTTTGCATTGAGTGTAAGAACATTTATTTACTGGATTTTCGTTATTGCGTTTACACCAATCAAACAGTTTACTATAACTTATTTCTGGTTCCAGTGCCGTTAATGAATCAAAAATTCCCCAAGGGGTTTGTTTATAATACTTAAACTGTGGATTAGTACATCCAGATACAAATGAGACTAGTTTCCCCGACAAATAATCTGGATGGTTGCAAGATATTCTAGATATAATTCCTTCTGAATTTTTAACAACTACGGTTCCTTTCGTGATTGACATCAAAGAACCATCGAGAAATCTGTCATCTGTATTAGAAATATTGAAGATGTGTCCTTCAGAATCTTTGACGGTAACTTGTCCTTTAAATAGCGAAGTTAGAGAACCATTGAGAAACCTTTCATCTGTTACCGAAATAGAAAAACGATTACCGACAGCATCTTCTGCGGTAATTTTTCCAGTACGATCAAATTTTGAATTGGTTTGTTTGGATTGATTATAGAAATTTGGATTTATTCCCACATTAAATTTGTTGTGTAGATAAACTTCAATCTCAGAAACAGTTTGTCTAGATTCAGAAATTCTAATTACTTTATACTTATAATTTTCTGGATGATCCTTTTGATCTTGAATAAATTCTTTATCATATGACGACGAAAAATACTTTGTTCCTAAATCCTCTTTTGGTAAAATATTTTTAGATGTTCTAACACCATAGTAGTGTTTATTTTCTACTATATTGGTGATACGATAAATGTAATGATAGGGTCCAATAGAATCGGATGATGGCGAAACACCATAAATATTGATGCTGGACATAATAGTCTCCTTAGATTGTTGTTGAAATGTCTAGAGACAGTGGGTTTTGCCGAACCGCGACTGTCATTCCTATTTAGCAAAATTAAAATTTACAAAATTTTGCTTGACAACACAACTCTGTTGCTGTAAACTACAGTTTCTTTAGTGAACTTCTGGTTATATTATATGTCTCGTCATCGCAAAAACCGGCAACACATAATAAAATCCACCACATATGATCGTCGGGGTAGGATAATAGCAACAGCATATAATTCTTTCTCACGAACACATCCAATTCAGGCAAAATTAGCTGCAAAAGTTGGACAACCTGCAAGAATTTTTTTGCATAGTGAAATAAATGTCATACTTAAAAGTAGGGGTCGCAAAATTTACAAACTCGTCGTGGAAAGATATGATTCTTTGGGCAATTCAAAAAACGCCTGTCCATGCAAAATATGTCAGGAGATGATTCGTATATCGGGCATCGAGCGCGTTGAATATACAGTAGGATAATTATGATTATTGAAGAATTGATCAATGAGTATTGGGGATATCCTGGAGAATCTTTTTATGTTATTCGGTTCATCGAAAACAACCAGACTTATTTGTATGGAAAGAGTAATACCAATTCTGCTGGAGTAATAAAGAAGCGGGAAATGAGGAATTGGTTAGAACCCACTGAAAACCAGATTACTGAAATCAACAAACAATTGAGTATTAGACATGATTAATAAAATTTTAGTTGAATTAGCTGCCAACAATTCTCGCAATTACAAGATTGAATTATTGCGACTACACAGGAACAATGGATTATTGAAAGATGTTATTCGATTAGCATTAGATCCATTTATTTTATTTTACATCAAAAAGATTCCTGAATATGATCATTGTAGTAATGAATTAGATTTGCGGAGTGCATTGATTGCATTGGAAGCAATTATTGAACGCAGAATTACTGGAAATGCTGCAATACAACATTTATCAGATATTTTATCGGAGGTATCTGAGGATGATGCCGAAGTCATTAAGAAAATCATCAACAAAGATTTACGTTGTGGAATTTCCAATGCAACTGTTAATGTTGTATGGAACAATTTGATTCCTGTATATCCGGTAATGTTGGCATCAAAATTTGAACAGAAATTGATAGATCGATTAAAATATCCAGTCATATGTGAAGAAAAAGTAGATGGCGGGAGATTTAACGCTATTATTGAGAATGGAATTGTTAAGTTTTTCACTCGATCAGGTAATAATTTTGAGATACCCAACAGTGAATTTGTTGATGCTTTTTTGAAATTGGGTAAGACATTTAATTATCCAGTAGTGATTGATGGAGAATTAGTAGTTGCTGTTGATGATTGGAAATTGATGAGTCGCAAGCAAGGTAATGGAATATTTACCAAGTGTATTCGTGGGACCATTAGTGATAAAGAAGCTAGTGGTATTCGTGCTATTATTTGGGATTACATTCCTGTTGAGAATTTTCACAGAGAATTCTGGAACGAGACTGCCATTAATAGATTTAATGATTTAAGTAATAGGAATCTTGATGATCGATATATTCGACTAATCAAGACCACTATTATTCATTCTTATACTGAAGCAGAAGAGATATTTGGTAGATATTTGGAAGAAGGTAAAGAAGGGATTATTTTGAAAGATTGCAATGGAATTTGGGAAGCTAAGAGATCTAAGAATTGGATCAAGATGAAAGCTGAGAATGACATTGATTGTGAAGTTATTGGTTGGGTAGAAGGAACTGGTAAATACATTGGAAAATTAGGATCATTACAATGTCGTGCTGGATCAGTTGAATTCAGTGTTGGATCTGGATTTTCTGATCAACAACGAGAAGAAATTGGTAAAGACATTATTGGCAAAATCATTACCGTCAAATACAATGAAGTTATTTTTGATAAGAGGACGAACAAGAAATCCTTATTTTTACCAATATTTTTAAGTATTCGTTACGATAAGGATATTGCTGATAATTTATGAGATTCCGCGCAATTCATGGACTAATTTATTATAGTTATTAACTAATTTTCCCAACTCATCCTCGCGGGTAGTTGGGATTTCATTAGGAATTTCACCATGGATAATGTTAATAACATTATCAGAAATTGTGGTAATGGTATTGGTAACTTTAGTTAATATATGATAAGTCCAGTAACTAGAAAATGAAACTCCAACAAGACCAATTATTATTAATATAAAGTAATGATCATGTATATGGTCATATAATGCGTCTGTAGAATAGGTAACATCTAACAAAGCTATGATATTAGCATGGGAACCAATGGTAATTACGCTCGATACAGAGATTTTATGGGTTGATATTAAATCTCGACCACGACGTTTTTCGGCCAATACTTCGCCATTTTCTTTGGTTACTAAAATATAATCCAACCCTTCTATTTCAAAAAAAGCAGCATCAATAATTTCACTTAAACTTGAATATTGTTGAACCATTAAAGCTTCACCGACAGCTACTGATAAAAGTTTCGATACTTCAGTAGCACGAATTTCAAATTGATGTAAATGTGCTTGATAATAATAAATACTGGTTGATGCTAAGATTGCTATTAAAGTTAATATTTCTATAGAGACAAGTATTAAAATAATACGTAATCTTAAATTCACAGATTTCTAACCATACCAATTATTGTATCTAATACCGTATCACTACCAATATATTTGGCATACAATTGTGAAATTAAGAATAGAATACCACCACCAACATAAATAAAGGTTCTGATATTTTTCATCCATTCTTTATGTTGTTTTTCTTGTGATGTTAATACCGCAGAGAATTGTTCACGGGTAGAAGCATTAGAATTTAGAATATCGATTTGGCCTTCGACAACTTTCGTTAGATTCATTCTCATATCATCTAATTTTGATTCTAACATTTCCACTTTATTTCTAACCTCATAATGATTTTTACTATAAGTATGGTTATCTTCTTCTAGGGAAATTAATCGAGATTTAGAATCATCATGATATAAATTTAATTGATCAACACGATTAATAATTTCTCTAATGCGTGAATGGGTTTCATTGATATCTTTTTCTGATTTATCAATACGCCCCATAATGGTACTCAAAGTGACATCAATTGAATCGTATGCTGGTGCCATATCCCCTTTCCCAAATCTAAATAATGTTGCTTTGTTTAAAAATTCCCTTGACATTTTCGGAGACTAGGTAAATTTTTACCACAACAATTTCGTTTTAATTTCTTTTATTTAGGTACGGGAGATTTTCTGGATGTTTCATTCTAAACAAGAATATTCACATTTTCATCGAAATTTAGTTGACAACCGATACCGGGTAGCGTATGATGTACTTACTCGGAGATACATCTACATAGAAAAAGTGGTTACTGATAGTGGTGACAACATCGTGATTTTAGCTTATCAAAATGACGGATCTAGACACAAATATTCACCAGGACAATTGATAAAATATGGTTTCTAATCAAATAGTTAGAAAAGGTTTGGGTCTTGGGATTCGTGTTTATGAACCAGAACCCAATGTTATTAGATTTTCAAATTATTGTGAAGTATTATGTGAAATGGAATTAAATAAAAATGGGGATTGGGTTGGTTACTTGTATCCAGCACATCCTTATCTAGTTATTCATAAAGTAGTTGGATCAAAGAATTTTGTAGCTAATCAATGTTTATATTATATTTCACAGGAGATTAAGAAGGCATTATAAATTTTATGTGAATTAAATAACAATTATTTTTAATTTTTTGGAGTTATATATTATGTACGGTATTCCTGCTGAATTTAATACATTTTTTTCAATTAGTTTCGAAACACTAAATGTTTTTTCGTTTGTACTAGGTGCAATTTATGGATTATCAAACACTGGTTGGTTTAAGTATAGGTCTTGGTGGGTCGTAATTGCATACTTCGCCATTGTTGCTTTTTATTACGCCAATACTGAAGATGTTAATGATTATATGAAGGCGCAAGCCAATAGTCCCAAAATCGACGCTAAGACTTTCAATCGTCAGGAAATGAATACACCGAGACCATTTAAGTGAAATTAACTATGGAACCCTGTCCGATTTGTGGTGAAGGAGTATTAACTGAACAACAAGACACGAATAAAGTTAATGTTGATGACAGAGAAGTTGAAGTGTCTTTTTTTTATTCAGTATGTAACATTTGTGGCTCTGAACAAGCAAATTCAAATCAATTGAAAAAGAATAAAATCAATTATCTAAATGCAATTAAAATATTTTAACTGATAATATAATGCGGTGCGGTTGAGAACTGTGCCGCAATTTTTTTGTTTTGAGTTTCCATTTCAGTTTCAATTGCTGTTTTCATGCCCATATAATCATAAAGACTAAAAATCTTATGTGATTGTTTAGTAATCAAACCAAATAGTGTTAAAAACATTCTTTGTTTGAAATAGATTTTGAATCTATAGCCGCCCATTAACAGAAAATAAGAAATTTGTGCATGAATAAAATGGGCATCTAGATAATTTTCTTTATTATCTCTTGAATAATTTTTAGTTTCTTTAGTAATAGCATTTATTACATTTTCTTTATATTGTTGATATAATGTTAATTTAGTTTTTGATGGATACGGTTCGAAGAATTTTATTAGTTTATCAAAGACGGATTTATTATTAATAATTCTATGTCTGTTTAGTATATTGATGATATCTTGAGAATCATCTGATTTGATATTATATTCTTTTAGTATATCTTCAAAAACTTTAACTCTGATATCAGCAACTTTTTTAATAATAGCTGGATATTCTGGAAATTTCCTAGCAAAGAATTCAAAAGTCACTGGTCCGACACCACCTACCCATTGGACATCTTTATGTTCTCTAGTAATTTTATGAAACATGCCATTCCAACCAGCACCTTTTCCTTGTGCTCTGAGATCAAATCGTAGTTGATAATTTTCCAATGGTTTTTTAGTTAATGGATTAATAATTTTATTATAATTGAAATTAATTGGAAAAATCCAGGATTGTTCATTATAGATATTGAAATTATCAAAATCAATTTCTATACATTTATTAATCAATGACATAGATTTTTCTGGATTGTTAAGTATTATTGATAAAAATTTAATATAGGGATCGATATCAATTTTGTCATGAATAGTTCTTTTATTTGATATTAATTTAATTTTTGGTGTTATTGATAATATAGAAGGAAGTTTTAATGAAATTGGATAAAGATCCCCGGTTATAAGATATTTCTCAATCAATTCCGCATAGTTCTTTTTGTTAATAAATATTTGTTCAATAATAGTTTTAGCATCAAAAGTTTTTTTGAATTCTTGTTCAATAGTTTTTTTGGTAGTTTTAGAAACTGCTATGATATCAACAGAAGATAAGATATCAATTTTGAAGGGAAGTTTTAATGCTTTCTTGATATTAGCAAGAGTTTCATCTTTTAATAATAATACAAACGGATCTTTCTGATCTAGGAAATAATAAGAATCTAAAGAATTTTTGAACAGTTGTTTTTTAACACATTCTAGAGCAACTTTATAAACTTTCTTGGCTGTGATGTGATAAGAAGTCGTTTCTTTTTTAGTTTTCTCATTAATCGTTTTTGTGACAACAAAATCTTTTTTGACAACATCAATAGGAAAAGTTTTTGATAGATATTTTACTTTATATTTGGTGACATTTTGTTGTGAATCAAATAGAGAATAGAAATTGATATCATGATTAGGTTGTGTATAATTAGGATTCTCTGCAAAATAGGCAAAAGCTAAACATTGCGCAAGTTCTTTAGTATTCGATTTAGACATAAACAAATTCTCTGTTTGAATAATATATTTATTAGAAGTCCTTGACAACAGATAGAATTTCTGGTATACTACATTTTTACATGGACATAAGATATTGAAAAAATTTCTGTTTAATTTACAAGATCCCGAGAATGCTGAGAATTTGGCTTTTCTATTAAACATTTCTGATGCTACTTTATTTGATTGGTCTTCTAAAATGGAAGATGATGATTTATTTTACGGCATTGGTCTATTAGAAAGTTTAATAGTAGAATTGCAACAAAAAATCCAATTAATTAAGGTTGAACATAAATTAAAGTTTTGTGAGAAAATCAATACCTTTCCACATGCAGATCGACATATAAAAAGAATTTTAGATGAAGAAAACTAATATCAAAAGAAGAAATAGTTTAGCTAAAGAAGTTCGTACTTCTAAATACCATATGAGAATTGTTGAATCTAAGAAACGCTATTCTAGAAAGGAGAAAACCAATGATCGAAACTCCGGATTTAGATTTTGATGGATTTTATTTCATTCCTGGTAAAACCAACAAAGAAATGAAATTTGCTTATTTTAAGTTAGAACAACCGCCTGGAAATCCAATTGAAAAAAGTGATTTTGGTGACAAATATCACGTAGCAATTTTCAAGAAAGGCGACAATGGTAGACCAGAATTCGATGGAGAATTTGAAGCAGTTTTTGGTGATCCCACCGGCTATGCAACAAATCTAATTGGCCAAGAAGTTTATGGTTGTGTTTTGAGAAAATGTGAAAATTCTACCCCATGGTGGAAATCATATCTTGACAAATCTATCAATTATCTTAATAAAATTAATGCGAGCACAACATGAGTGACAATTTTTTAGTATGTGAAACTGAATCAGATAAAGATTGGTTTCGTAGATTATTGAGAAATGGACCCGTTGAAATCAGCTTTACAAAAGTAGATGGTTCTGTTAGAATCATGAAATGTACCTTGAACCCAGAAATCATTCAAGAACACATTGCTTTTGATTCAGATCAGAAAAGTAAAAAATCAGAAACTACACAAACAGTATTTGATTTAGAAAATTTAGCTTGGCGATCTTTCCGTTGGGATTCTATTAAATCAATTACATTTACCCTTTAGGAGCAGATATGTTTAAAATTCCCGCCGATTACTATCTAAAAAAGATGTTGAAATGTAAAGACCCCAGTTGCTTTTTAGATGCTTATTTTGGATTGAATCATCAAATTCTTAATCAATCCACTGCGATTGTTCAGAGAAACATTAATATCTTTTTTGGTAATTTAAATACCTTGCTATCATGAATGATGATAAAGTTTTTCGTCTAGAAGTATATCCACGAATTACTTATGAAAATTTGGAAGGAAAATTAGTTACTGAATTTGAAGAGAATGATGTATTAGCTTTATTATTAGCTAATGGTACAGTTTTTCTAAACAACCATTGGTGGCGAAAAGATTTCACTGAAGAACAAAAACAATTATTTTCTATAAATTTAAACGTAAATGATATTTTTGGTCCATGCGCTGATGCTGAAGAAGTTTTGTATAATGAATTTGAGGATCTATATGAACATTATGAAAAAGATCCCGATTATGGTGTAGTTATTTGGTGTGCTAAGAAAAGAAAAATGTTACCAAGACCGCGCATTTGTAATTGTATTGTTGAACAAGGCATTTGGAACTTAGAAAATCTATTCTAAATTTTTATAGAATTTCACCATTTGTTCTAGTTCTTGTAGAGTACCATTATTTTTCATTCGATTAGCTTTTTGACTAATCACCACAAGATTATCTTTTACATAACCTTTATCTGAGTTGACGCGATCCACAGAAAAACTATTGTCTTCTGCGGCATTTCTATTGAAAGCTAATGGTATAGATAGAATTGGACAAACCAGTGGAAAACTTAAATTATTCAAATCATCAATGGTTATTGAGAATTCTATATTTCGTTTCTTAGCACTAGATTTTAGATGATTCAACAATTCCTTCATATCTTTTTTATGTAATGCAATATTCATATGATTTGGAAACTCGTAAAATTTTATAAAACACCCTTTGAGAAAACTATAAAAGAATTTTATTCTTATAAAGAAGCATTGAAATTATTAGAAACATTATTTACTGAAACCGATATTCCATTAGAAATCTATTTTGAAGATTTAATTTGGAACCCATTAACAAACCAATTTGAAATTGAAAAATTCACAGTGAGAAATCAATGAAAAAGCCTGAGAAAGTTATTACCAAAATCCGCACAAAAAATGGTGATGGGGGTTTACCTATTTTGGTGGAGGTAATATTTCTAAAAGTGAATCTATTTTAGACTTTGTAGGAAATATTGATGAATCGTGTGCTTTTTTAGGAAAATTAAATGATGAAGATCTTTGTGATGATATCATTAAAAAAAGTTTAGTAATATTGTTTGAGATGGGAGCAATGGTTCATTCTTCAGAAGCTTTAAGTGAATATAAATATCGTCTAGATGGCTATGTAGTTAACGTAGAAAATTGTATAGATGACTATATTAAAAATAATCATTTAGTGGAATTGAATGGATTTATCATTCCTGCTAGTTATAATGCTGATATTATGATTGCTAGAACGGTTGTTAGAAGGACAGAACGGTCAGCAGTAGTTTCTAATATAAATTGGGCCGTACCAGTTTTGAACTGTATGGGGGACTATCTGTTTCTATATGCGTGGATTAGAAGTGGTGGATCACAACAATGGACTGGATTTACTAAGTGAACTTGATATAACAAGAGAAATTTAAAAATAGATAAATAGACAGGTAAAGAAGATGGGTCAAACATCTTCTTTACCCTAAACAACAATGCAACTAAAAATGGAGAATTGCATCATGTCTAAGTCTATTTATGTCCCCTATTTCTATATCATTCAACATATCAATTCCGGCAAATTTTACGCGGGAGTTCGATACGGTAAAAACGCAGAACCCGATCAACTTCTACAATCCAATGGTTATCAAACCAGTTCTAATATAGTTAAACAAATAATTCTTGAAGAAGGACTAGAATCTTTTGTAATTAGAAAAATAAAAGTTTTCGATACTGGTGAACAAGCACTAGAATATGAATCGAGATTTTTAAGAAAAGTAAATGCTGCTTTTAATGATTCATTCTTAAATAAATCTAATAATTCAATGAGTACATTAAATGTGGATTGGGAAAAACTAAAAAATACTAATGTTTTCCGTTATGGTTTTGAATATGCTGGACAAGTTCCAGAATTTCAAGAAAAACGTAAACAAACATGTCTTAATAATTTTGGAGTGGAATTTTCTCTCCAATCCGAAGAAGTTAGAAATAAAAGTAAAGAAACTATACTAAAACGGTATGGTGTTACCAACATATCTCAAAATGAAGAAATAAAAGAAATAAAAAAACAAACTATGATACAGAATTTTGGTGTACCGTATGCACTTCAATCTGAAGAACTTAGTGAAAAATATAAGCAAACGGTGATGAATAATTTTAATGTCGAATACCCCATGCAGTCGGAAACAGTAAGGGAAACTCTAAAACAAAACAATTTGGCAAAATATGGTGTGATAAATGTTTTTCAAACAGAAAGCGTTAAAGAAAAAATTAAACAAACTAATTTAGTAAATCTTGGAGTAGAAAATCCAATGCAATCTGAAGAAGTAAAAGAAAAAAGTAAACAAACATTGTTAAGAAATTTCGGTGTAGAAAATCCCAGTCAAATACCAGAAATCCAAGAAAAAAAGCGGCAAACTCGTGTTAGGATGATGAATCGACCAATAGTATTAGAAATTAGAAAATATAAAGAAAAATTTAATCCCAAACTTATTCATTATTGGTTCTGTAAACCCCAAGAAGTATTAGATGGAATTTTAGAAGAACTTAAATTAACTTATGGGGAACTAGAATGACATTAATTGATGCTAATGTAGTAGAATTGGAACTAGCTAGAAAATTCCGAATTAGAACTTTGGTGTGGATTGTGAAATCTGACGATACCAGGAAATTTTCTGACTATTGTTGACGATTATCCTAAAAATGTTTCTTGACACCAGGGCAGCATTTCTGTATACTGATCCTAGTGTTCAACAAGGTGAGATTTTCCCATGAGAATTACTGACGCGAATTTGCATTTTTCTGGGTCGGAACAAAAATTTATCGGTTCCACTACAGAATTATCAAAAATGGATTTGATTGTTGCTCTAAATTGGTATTCTTCAAATAGATCCGCGAATGATGCTGAAAATTATGCAGAACTATTTTTCAGAAAAAACTTGAAGTATACCAATCCATTAAAGAATATCCATCCCACCTTTGGATTTATCTGTCGAATTATTAGTAATGGTGGAATCATTCCAGAAAAAACTAAACTTTGGTTTGATTCAGAAGTTGAGAAAATCAAAAACTCTAGTAAAGTTAAGAAAACTCTGGTAATTGAACAAAACAAACCTAATGTTCAAGATCGCATTAAAGAAAAATCCAACAGTTGCATTGCTGAACTAGAAGGACTTTTTGATGATCTAGTTACATCAAAATTCAAACAGCAAGTTTCTCCTTATGCTGTTATGAAATCTTTGGATATCAAAACTACCAAAGATATTTTGATTTGGGCTAAGGAACGTCGTCAAGAATACGCTGATATCAGTAACAGTGAAGTTTTGCAGGAAGGATATTCCAATTTCAATAAGATTCAAATCAAGAAATTGATTGTTTATTTTGATTCTGTTATTTTGGATTGTGGTAGAATTGGTAATGAAAAACCAGTTATTCGGAAAACTCGGACAGTAAAAGCTAAGACTCCTGAACAGGTATTAGCTAAACTGCAATATTGTAAATCTTGTCCAGAATTGAAATTGGAATCCATTGATCCAAAATTAATTCTCGGTGCGACACAACTTTATGTCTACAACACTAAATATCGGAAGGTAGGACTTTATCAAGCTAACGATGCCTCTGGATTTTCTGTTTTGGGAACCACTTTGAAAAATTTCGATGAAACCAAATCTATTCAAAAGATTGTTCGTAAACCAGAAGTGATTTTACCAGAATTGTTTAAAGCAGGCAAAGTAGCTTTGAGAACATTTATGAGTAAAATTATGACCACTGAAACAGCATTAACAGGTAGACTCGGACCGGACACTATTCTTTTGAAAGTGATTAAATAATGATTCTAATTGATTTACAACAATTGGCATTAGGTAGTTTATTTGAACAAATTGGTAGTTCTGATCAACAGATCGACACCAATCTATTCAGACATATGTTACTTAATTCCATCAGATCACAAGTAATAAAATTCAAAGAGTCATTTGGACCAGAAGTAGTAATTGCTTGTGATAATCGTAATTATTGGCGACGAAAGGTATTTCCTAATTATAAAGCTTCTCGCAAGAAAAATCGAGAAACTTCTGGTTATGATTGGGATTCGATCTTCGTTTCCCTAAATCAAATCAGAGAAGAACTAAAACAATTTTCTCCCTATAAAGTTCTAGATATTTCTGGAGCTGAAGCGGATGACATCATCGCTTGTTTAGTCCAGAAATATTCAGCTACAGAAAAAATTATTATCCTCTCTATGGATAAAGATTTCATTCAACTTCAGAAATATCCTAATGTTGAACAATATTCCCCCGCTCAAAAGAAATTTATTAAAGAAGCATTTCCAGAAATAGAATTAAATAGAAAACTATTAAGGGGAGATCGCGGGGATGGGATTCCTAATATCTTATCACCCGATAATACGTTTGTTGATGGTATTAGGCAAAAACCAATTACTGAAGTTAAAATCAATCTTTGGTTAAATCAAGATCCACAAGAATTTTGTAATGAAGAAATGCTTAGAAATTTCAACAGAAACCAATTATTGATCGATTTTGATTACATACCAGAAAATACCAAAGAAGATATTATAAATAGTTATGAGACTTCCAAAGGAAATTCTAAACAAATTTTCCTCAATTACATGATTCATAATAATTTGCGACATTTAATTCCTGTTATAAACGACTTTTGAGAAAACCATGATTGAAAATAAACTATACTCTGAACTATTCGAAGATTTTAGTAATTGCAAAACCAAAGCAGAACGAATTAACTTTCTCCGATCAGTTCGTGATCCAAAATTCAAGATTTTTCTAAAGGGTTCATTTGATCCTAGAATTGTTTTTGATGTAGAATTGCCAGAAAAGTATCGACCGGCACCAGAACCAGCGGGAATGACTTGGACTACATTATCAGGAGAAATGGATAAGATGTATCGCTTTGTCCAGAATCATCCTGCGAAACCATTGGGTCTAACTAAAGAAAAAGAAACTGCTATTCTACAAGTAGTTTTAGAATCTCTACATAAAGACGAAGCTCGGTTACTTGTACAAATGTTACAGAAGAAATTACAAATACCTTTTCTGAAAAAAGAATTGGTATTAGAAGCTTTCCCTGGATTGTTTTAAAAAGGAAACGCTATGTTCTCCGGCGGAAAGAATTTCATCAGAATTCAGAAATCTGACAAAATTAAAAAGTTTAGAAAGGATTCTGATGAAACCAGTTACAAACACAAAACAACCAGAAATAAACCCCAACATAAAACATATCAAGAGAAACCAAATGTCCGATGATAAGTATATTGATTATCTAGAAAATCGTATTAAAGAACTAGAAAATAAGATCAAGAAGGATGAGAACAAAACAACAGAAGTTCCGGAGAGTTATTCAACAGAATCCACAAAAATTTTGTTGAATGAATAATGCTTGACTAGTTAAGTATTTTTTGTTATGATGTGATCTTGAATTGATCTGTTGGAGATTTCTGTGAATATCTTTTATCGATCTTTTGCAAGAAAACCCCACGATCTTCAGTCGTGGGGATGAATTGCAAGCTAATTTCCTTGATTTTCGATATATCGCTTAATGGTACTAGAGGAAGCTTCCCCAGTAGTGGAGCAAAAATAACCACTAGACCAGAAATGGTTGTGATACCAATATGTCTTTCTTAAAAATGGTCCGAATGTTTGCCATGCATAATAAGATGTCATTTGTTTAATGTGCCTTACTATCATTGATATTGATTGTGTGGGTTTGGCAGATATCATTACATGAATGTGGTTGTCGTCATCACCTTGAATAGCTACAACATCTATATGAAATTTGTCTAACGACTCTTGGATTTTTAGTTTTACAAAATTCATAACTCTGTCCACCAAAATAGGCTTTCTGTATTTTGTAACAAAAATTAAATGATATTGAAGTTTTGTATGTCCGCTCATAAAAGTAAAATTTTAATAATGCTAAATAGAAGTATCAATATTTAGTAAAGGAGATTTGTAGTGTTCGTTCGGCAGAACTATAGAATATATCCAACATCTTCCCAACAGTCTACATTGATTCAATGGCTAGGACAGGGTCGGTTTGTCTGGAATTATATGTTGTCGAAAAACATAGAAACCTACGAATCTGAAAAGAGATTCATATTTGTCTATAATATGAACAACCTGCTTCCAGAATTAAAGAAATTGCCAGAGACTTCTTTTTTGTCAGAAATACCTTCACAATGTCTTCAACAGAAATGTCAGGATCTAGATACTGCTCTCAAGCAATCATTTAAGAAAACACAAAATAAAAAGGGATTTCCAAAATTTAAAGCTAAGAAGTTGGACGAATCTGGTATTAGATTCCCATCATTCAAATTTGAAGGAAACAGAATTGTTCTCCCTAAAATGGCTGGTGGAATCAAAATCAAACTTCATCGTCCTCTTATGGGAAAGAAAGGAGCCATTACGGTAATTCGTGATAAACTTGGTCGATTTTTTGTTTCCATTCTTGTGAAATTTGATGATGTGATAACTCCAGTTACTGAAATTACTAATGCAATAGGAATCGACGTTGGACTAAAATCATTTGCCATTACATCAGATGCTGAGATTATTGACAATCCAAAATTCTATAGAGCAGCAGAGAAGAAAATTTTAAAAGTACAAAGATCACATTCCAAAAAACAAAAGGGGTCCAATAACCGTGAAAAATCAAGAGTTAAATTAGCTAAAATATATAAGAAAGTAGCTAATCAAAGAAAGAATTTTTGCAATCAGGTGGCCAGTTCGATAGTCAAGAACAATGACCTGATTGCAATAGAAAGTCTAAACGTCAAAGGTATGATCAAGAACCACAAGTTAGCCAAATCAATTGCTGATGTTAGCTGGGGACAATTTTCAGAAGCATTGAAATGGCAAGCGTTAAAGAGAGGTAAACATTTGGTTGAAATTAACCAGTGGTATCCATCATCTAAAACGTGCTCTAATTGTGGTTACCATAAAGCTGATCTAGTCTTAGATGATAGATTGTACGTTTGTCCTGATTGTGGATTTGAAATAGACCGCGACTTAAACGCGGCATTCAATATACTACAAGAAGGATTACGTCAATACAATACCGTAGGAACTACGGAAATTTACGCCTGTGGAGTTAATGAGGGGCAGGTATGCTCTTCAGCCCAGGAAGCTTGTGGATCTTTAGTCCACAAGTAGTTCACATTTTTAACTATTTAGGGAGAATTTATTTTGCCAACCTATACGTTTGTTGATACTTTAACTGATCGAGTTTTTGATGTATTCTTGAAAATTTCTGAACTAGATGATTTCAAGATTAACTATCCCAACTATAAACAGATCATCCAAGCCCCTAGTATTGTTTCTGGAATTTCTTGTTCTAAAAACAATCGAGTTCCAGATGGATTCAAAGATGTTCTAAAGAAAGTTGCGGATGCTCATCCTGCCAGTACATTAGCTGATAGAGTTGGACAGAAAAGTATTAAACAAGTAAAAACCGAAACTGTTGTCAACAACTACTACAAAAAGTCTCAACAAAAATATACTAATACCATCAAATGAAAAATTTTCAGAAAATTGATTTAGAACTATTAAATTATGATTTAGTTGCTGAAACCACTGAATCCGGCAGAACTTATCTAACTCCAGCAGGTAATAGATATCCATCAGTAACTACAGTTCTGGGATCATTAAATAAACAAGCTATTCAGGCTTGGAGAGATAAAATTGGACATGATCAAGCACAAAAGATTTCTAATTTAGCTGCTACTAGAGGAACTAAATTACACGCTATTTGTGAATCCTATGTCAGCAATCAATTATCAGATTTGAAATATAGAACATTAATGCCCAATATCAAGGAATTGTTTTCTCAATTGAAACCGATTCTTGATGAAAATTTAGGTAACATCTATGCTATTGAACAAGCACTTTATTCAGATGAATTAAAAGTTGCTGGTCGAGTAGATTTAATTGCTGAATGGAATGGTATTTTATCTATTATTGATTTCAAAACATCTTCAAAACCAAAACGGGAGAATTGGATTGAAAATTATTTTCTTCAATGCACCACCTATGCTATTGCAGTAAATGAACGAGCAAATATATTCCCCGAACAAATTGTGGTTGCTATTGCTGTAGAAGGCAATGATCCACAGATTTTTGTCAAGGAAACCAAAAATTATCTTGACAGAACCCGCGAAGTGATGTATAATTATCAGAGGAATCTAAAATGAAAGTTAATATTGGACCATTCAAGAAAAATAAAAATCGTAAAGTAAAAGTTAAGATCCATGATTACGATACCTGGAATGCCGATGAAACATTGATTTATATAGCTAATACCATACGACATTGGTAGCTAAATACTTTAACCGTTACCCTTAAAAAGTAACAAAAGGAGTTGTTGATTATCCTGCGTAGTAAATCAATCATCATGAAAAGTTTAGTGATTTTCTGAAAATCATTATCGGCAGTTCGTGTCGATTGGTCAAATGTTTGACCCAATGGGATGTCCCATAAAGAACAAACTAAACCAAAAAATGAGGAATAGATATGTTTGATATTAAGAAGCTTGCACTAATTTCTGGTGTTCTTTTACCTTCACTAGCTGCTGCTAATATTGTTGGTGGCATTTCGTATAAAGCTTATATTGGTAGTAATGAAACTCCAGATGCTTCAGCTTATGAAGTATCACTTGGAACTAGTATTATGGAAAATCTGGCTGTTGATTTACGAACAGAATTCATGGATGTAAATGATAGTTCTGTAAATGGTAATCGTTTAGAAGCTGGATTAACTCCATCTTATCAATTTACCAGTTATCCAGTTGGTGTTTATGGTCGTCTAGCATTAGGTAATCAATGGTTTTCTGGTAATAGTCTACTAAAGGATAGCGAATCCTTTGGTTATGGTTCTATTGAACCTGGGGTTTTCTATACACCTTGGAAGAACAACATTACTGGTGCTACTCTTGGTTATCGTTATCGTGGTGCCTTTGATGATCAACCGTTCTACAATACCAATGCTTTAGTTATGAAGGGTCAATATCAAATCGATAATCACAATAGCGTTAATCTTGGTTATGAATACATTGCCAGCACTGATGACGCAGAAATTGCATCTAATGTAATTACTGTAGGTTACAACGCTCGGTTCTGATAGCTGTTGGGGGCGAAAGCCCCCTTTTCTTAAACTTTTAACCCTTTCCAATATGTCTAAGAAAATTCCTTAGATAATCAAATACGACACTGCAAAAAGTCTTATCTGATAGGAAAACCGGAATTCTGTTATTTTTGAATTCCGTTCTAACTAAAGGAGAAAACTAAATGCTCATTCGGAGTATAGTTTTATCACTTGCATTATTTTCACCTGAAGGTTTTGCAAAAATCAATAAAAATCCTAATCAACAAGTGCAATGTTTAGCTACGGCAATTTATTATGAAGCCAGAGGTGAACCCGATTTAGGTAAAAAATCTGTTGGACATGTAATTATGAATCGGACAAAATCAGGAAAATATCCAAATGATGTTTGTTCCGTCATCTTACAGAAAAAGCAGTTTTCTTTCGTAAAAAATCGAAAAAACCTCTTGACCCCACCTAACAACCCAGCTTATAATAAGATCTTAGTAATGGCAGAGGAGATATTTCACAACCACGAAGTTCTAGTAGATCCCACAAATAATGCTCTATATTTCCATGCGAATTATGTTCGTCCTAATTGGAAAAAACAAATAAAATTCAAAATCGGCAATCACGTTTTCAAATGAGGTTTATTATGGCAATTCAACAATTTTCAATCAATACCATCTCTAATCCAGTTGATCGCGAAAAGCTACTAGGTGTTATTCGAGAATGTTCTAATTCCCTAGTGAAGATTCAAGGTGAACGAGAATATATTCGGGAGGCAACAGCAGAAATTTCTACGGATCTTAATATCCCTAAGCGATTGGTTAGCAAAATGATTCGGGTATATTGGAAACAGAACTTTGATGAAGAAGTAGCTGTTTCTGAACAATTTCAAGAACTTTATGAATCGGTGGTAAAATAATATGTCTATTCATTTCACTCTAACTTCTGAACATTCATATGATAATACCAAAATTACTTATGAATTTGATCAAGAATATCTACCATTAATTCTGGAACAAATGGAACAATTTCTCAGAGGAGTTGGTTTTGTTATTGATGGTCAACTAATGATTGTTAATGAAGAAACTCCAGAAAAGATTGACAACAGTTTTCCAGTGATGTAAAATGGCTACACCAGAAGAAAAAAAGAAGTTCGCTTATCAGATTGATTTATATGCTGCATCTAGTGGACTTTCTTATCTAGAATCCATCGTTGAATATTGTGCGTCTATTGATATGGAAATAGAACTAGCTGCTTCATTAATCAACAATAATCTTAAAGAGAAAATTGAATGGGAAGCAACGGAATCTAGACAAATTAAAAATGTAATTTCATCCTTGCCATTGTGACTGCATTAGAATCTTATACCTTATACAGAACATTATACTTACATTTTACAACTGATAACTATGATTTCATCAAATATAATGGTAAAATTAATGTTTCATTGGAAAATTTCCAGAAACGCAAAGACCAATATAATTTTGTGAAATTAGCTAAAATCTATACTAATATCCAAGATATATCTTTGTTTTATATTGCAAATATTGTAGAAAATAATGCTGAATGGTCCAATTCTTTACTAGAAGATAAAGCTAAACAACATTACAATAAACACAAGAAAACATTACAAAGTATGTCTTATGTTTTTCAAAATGAATGTGAATGGTTATTTGAAGATTCTAAAGATGTCAATGAAATTTTAATTACTTCGGGAGGACATTATCCAAAATTATTGAAACATTATTTAAGATCAAAAATTCAATTGGAAACCTTGTGTATTCTGAATCTTCTATTGGATTTCTTACCTAGTTGGACAAAGAACATTGCTGATGATATATTATGGCCAACTATAGAAAGAAGAATCAGGAAATTTACTTGCTTTCTTCCGAAAGATGTAGTAAAATATCAAGTGTTGCTGGATACTGTACTAAATAAAGAACTGTAGAAAGCAGCATATACAATCATACTATTCATACAAACATACAAAATAGGTAATATAAAGAAATGAGTTCATTTGCAAATCTAAAACGTAATGCTAACAATTTTGAGAAACTGACACAAGCCATGCAACAGATCAATCAACCGGATAATGGATTTGGTAAGGAAGATACGCGACTTTGGTATCCGAATGTTGATAAGAGCGGCAATGGTTTTTCTGTCATTCGGTTTCTTCCACCACCTCCTCAAGATGGTGATGACGCACTTCCTTGGGTTCGTATTTTTAATCACGGATTTCAGGGACCAACTGGACAATGGTTTATCGACGCCTGTCCGACTACGTTGGGAAAACAATGTCCCGTTTGATGACAAGCGGCTTCAGTAAGTAATTACTGTCGAATAACCTCGTGAATTGCTGGAAAGTCTAAGTTAAGAAAGTCCACTAATATTCCAAAAATTAAAAACATATATACTTATATGTTATAATAAAAGGAGATTGTGAAAATGTTATACGAAAAGAAAGATCACTTTTCGTTGGGTTTGATAAAATTTGTAACGCATTTTTGAATTCTTTTGATATCAATTATAATTATGTAATTGTTTGTCTAACAACAACAAATAAGAAAAGAGAAATGTGTGACGAAGACAAAAATCAAATCAAAACTTTTCTTGATATGATAATCAGCAGCCAAGCCCAGAATTATTTTGGGAAGGTTCAAAGACTAATCCATGACTGGATGTACAGACCAATCGTTATTGGGTCTGGAAGCGCGAGGGTTCCTAAAGATAAATATATCGATTTAGAATATCTTAGGAATGTGATATAGTCTGCTCTATATGGAAACATATAGCTGGGTAAATTCCCGAAGTAGATGTAACGAATCTACTTGAACAAAAAGGTTGTCAACACAACAACACTCTCTGGAACTCTGGAATTGATTCTGATAAGGACATTGTTCGTACACGCAAGCGTAAACTTAGTTATTATGCAAACATTCTGGTTATTTCTGATCCGCAGAATCCAGAAAATGAAGGACAGAATCGAATCTTCAAATTTGGTAAAAAGATTTTCGATAAATTATCGGAAGCAATGACACCCGAATTTGAAGATGAGAAGGCAATTAATCCTTTTGATTTCTGGGAAGGCGCAAATTTCAAACTAAAGATTCGTAATGTCGAAGGATATCGAAATTATGATCGATCTGAATTTGGAAGCGTAGAACCTTTGTTTGGTGGTGATGATGCTAAGTTACAGGCATTATGGGAAAAAGAATATTCTCTAAAGGAATTTATTGATCCCAAGTTGTTCAAGTCTAATGAGGAATTACTTGCTCGATTTGAGAAGGTAATTGGTGGTAATAGTACAGTAACGGAAACTGTTACTCATGCTGTTGTAGACAAGTACAAGGATCGTAGTGCTCCTGTAATTGAAGATGATGCTGATCTAGATTATTTCAAAAATCTAGTAAACGAGTAAAGAGAAAACAAAGCCCCTTAATTGGGGCTTTTTCTTTTATCCAAAAACGAAATTATCTACAGTTCTTCCCACTAGGATTTTGATAAATTCCCTATCAATAATGTCCCCAGTATATTGGGGTTTAGAATCTGTTGGTTGCGTAGATGCTGTTGGTTGTGGTGCTTGGGCATTATTGATATTCACAACAGGTGGTCTTGCTGCAATAGCACCAAATTCTGTAGAAGCAGTATTTAGTTTTACACCATTAAAAGTAGGTTCATTTAGATTTGCTGGTTTATTTAATGCTTGTGGATTAGTTCTCCAGAGATTTCGGATTCTATCAACTAATTTTTGTTCAGTTCCGGAACCGGTAGCATTAGCCATAGCCATGGTATTAGCAAGATCATTTTCTAATTTATTTGGATCTGTAGTTTCATTTGAAGCAATCATTGTTGGTGCATTTGGATCTAATGGTTTAATAGTTCCTGCTTTATGTCTTGCTAATACTTCTTTTGCCCAACCAGCCTCAGTATTTGCCGTATAAGCATCGCCCCAAGTCATTTTGTTTTTTCTAGTATCTAAATGAATTGATCCAGAACTATAAGCACCAATTCCAGTAAATCCAACGGCTGAAGCATCTTCAAGAAATTTTGCTTTCTCTTCAGGAGATCCTCGATATTTAATATCTACAGCTTTATTATACTTATGCTGTGAATTTTTTACATGTCCTGTTTTATCTGCACCAGCAGTTATCAACATTTTATCGCCATGAATCGCTTGTAATTGCATTAATTTTTGCTTGGTATTTTCATCAATTCCTGTGTTTGCTCCTTTTCTCCAATTCAATTCTTTTGTTGGTAATGTTGTTGGAGTTCCTGCAACTTCTTGTTGTGTATTTGGGACTGGTGTTGGAGTAGTTCCAGGTGTTGTCCCATATTTACTCAGAGCATCTTTTGCATAAGCTACTCGTTTATCTAAATTAGTATCTTCGCTTCCTTCAACTCCATCATGAAATATTTTAGTTGATTCTTCTACTGTTTTTGCTTTTTTAAGTTTTTCTAAAGATTTTTTATATTTACCTTGTGTCAGTTCATATTTCATGAAAGCTAATTGTTCTTCTATGGTAGAACCTTTCATTGGTTTTTTCATTACAGTTTGAAAGTCTTGCTGTCTTTCTGGACTCCATTGGAGCATTCCATAGTATCCATTATTTTCAGCATCGGGTCTTATTTCACTATAAGATTCTTGTCTAGCATTTCCAACTGCACCAGCCGCCTGTTCTGGAGTTAGATTTAATTCTGGATCAGTCATTAGATACTTCATTACTTTATCAACATTATCGGTTCCAGCTAATTGGCTTGGAACTGTTACCGGTGTTGGTGTAGAACTAGCAGAAGGTGTGCCAGAAGGAACAGATGTTGGTGCATTAGTGGTTCCACCTCCCCCGAACCATCTCGATATGTTTTCTCCTACTCCGCATAAAAAACCGGTATTTGTTAACTCCTGTAATTTTTTGAGTTTTTCAATATCAACTTCAGCTAATGCTTTTAATCCATCAGCAAAATCAGTTAATCCTTCTCCTATATCTGATAATTTATCACCATCTACGCAATCTAGTTCTTTAACTCCTTCGGCAATAATTGTAAAGGCGCCTTTACCATCTTTTGGTGCAATTGCTTCTTTAGCAACTTTCCAATTATATTTGAACGAAGAAAATAAATGAACTAATCCTTCACCAAGATCATGAACACCGCTACCAACTTTTGCGAATTGTTCAGCATCAAGAATACTAAATGCTGACAAACCTTCGGCCAATAATTTTAAAGATTCTTTCATGTTGGCGATATTTTCAAGTTGAATATCTTCTCCAAAAAAGAAAGATTTTAATAATGAACCTAATCCAAATTCACCAGTTAATTTTGGTAATGCTTCTCCAATTACAAGCAAAGAATTGGCATCTATACCAGCAAATTCTTTTAGTCCATTAGCGAGAGCCTTTAGTGACTTTTCAATTATTTCTGGTCCACCCAACTCATTAAAAGCAGCAACACCAAGACCAAATCCAGTTAAAAATAATCCTAATCCAGCACCAATAGCACCAATACCAAGACTAGCAACTGGACCAAATAATGCACCAGTGCCAATCATTCCACCAAACGCAACTAAACTAGGAATACTAAAAGCATTTAATCCAGTAGCTATTGCAACTAAAGTTTTAGATACCTTTTCGCTATTATCACCAAGAAGATCAACTCCAGCGGCACCAATAGATAATCCAGATAAAAATCCACCAATGCCCAATCCAATAGCACCCAATCCTAATACCGTACTACCTGCCTTTGCCCACCCCACAGGACCAAATAAAGCACCCGCACCTAACATTCCACCTAATGCAACTAAACTTGTAACATTAAAGGCATTTAATCCTTCACCTAAATTGGTTAATAATTTTTTAATTCCTTCACCACCACCCAATTTTTCAATTGCCCAACTACCGGCAGCAAGTGCAGTGAAGAATCCAGCAATACCAGTACCAACAGCAGCTAATCCAACACCCGCACCAATTCCAGTTGCTCCTAATCCAATTCCTTTTAATAAAGATCCCATTAATCCACCAGTTTTTGTTGGTGAATTTGAATCATCTAAATTTCCACCTCCAGCAACTTTTTTGCCACCTTCTAAAGCATACTGGGATTCATATTGTTTCTCTCTTCTGGCAGCATTATTAAAATAATCATATGCTCGTTCTTGTGGTTTACCACCCATCAATTTTACTATCTTAACAACATTTTGTCTAATAACATTCATATCCCGTGCCATTGCCGGTAATACCATGGTATTTTTTGCTGTTAATTTAGTATCTATTCTAATAACATTTAATTGTCCTTGGATAGAACGAATAGTTTTATATTTTTCAACTTCAGTTTTTGTTGTTGATGTTGCTTTATAGGATTTAAATAATCCTGGTAATAGCATAGGTAACATGCCATATTGATCAAACATTTGTCTAGGATCTAATTTTTCTAGAACACGTTTGCCAATAGTAGAACCAACACCACCACCTTTGGTTTTTTCTGATTTATAAATCTGCGCTAATCTAGATAGTGGTTTTGTTCTGTTGTACATATCATCTTCTCTTACTTAAATTTTGTATCTTTTGCTTTTCTAATTCTTCATTTAAATAATTCATCAACATATCAATATAAAGATGCCTCTCCCAAGGAACCATATCATCCAATTCAGATAAACTATATTTGTGATGTTGCATTAAAGCAAAATTCGTTTTATAATAGTTACCAAGGGTATCATGAGAGAGTCCTACGAAAAAAAATTCTGAATACCTTCTACGTGCATCTGTTCTGTATAACCACACTTTTTACATTTAAACTCTAAATCTTTCTCAATTTTAGGCATGGTACTGAAAAAGTTCTTAACTTTCTCTAAATCTTCTTGTGACATATTATCTACAAAATCATTCAATTCAGCAGTCGTATAATCTTTACTATAATAAATGGTATCTTTATCATAGATGTAATCAATACAAGAAACCACAATCTTAAACATATCCAATTCAGATTCGATATTCAACTTATTCAAAATGGAGAAATTTGGATATTTCATCATAATACCCATATCTTTAGATAATTCAATTTTTGCAGAATGTTCTTTAGGAATAGTAGGATTGATGCTATTCAAATCAACATCAATTTCTACAATAGCACCACAAACTTTATCTTCAGAAATCTTGTTATTACACTTGTACTTTAATTTAGAAATTTCTCCGACAGATCGGATTCGTAACTGTAGAAATAGATATTCTAGATCAAATACTGGCAACGTATCGATATCAACATTTTCAGTCATAATGCAATTATTCAATACTTGTTTGATAGCATTGGTAACATCTTTAGCATCATCTGATTCCGCCGCCATTAGAAACAATTTCTGTTCTTTTACTAGGAATGGTCTAAATTGAATCGTTTTTCCAGTTGAAATTAGAGTTGTTTCATAAACAGGAGCATTAATTTTAGGCAAAGACATAATAAATCCTCAGAAAGTTAAAAATTTAAGTAAGGCAAATATTGAGAAAAATCTTCTCCAAAAAGAGACATACCAAGAGCCGCTAGATCTATTGGACCATTAACTAATTGTCGATATTTTTGATAAGCAAATTGCACAGAAATTCTATGAAAATTATCATCCGACCAACTTAACGGTTGTGAAGCAATACCAATAGGATATGCATCTAAACAAGTAACGGCATATATCTCTTGAATGAAATCATCATATTGTAAAATAGAAATATTAGTCATATATCTCGTTTGATCATCTTTAGCATACCTTAGATTATTGGTATCCATAGGCATAATAGCTTCGACCCAAGTATCAAATAATTTCCTTTCATAGAATTTATTTGAACAAATAAATGTCAATGTTATATCATTAAATTGTGTTTGATAAGGAACCTTAAATGATGGTCCATAAATCTTGACATCTTGTGATAATAAAGTTTTTCCTGGTAATTCCGCAGTTTCACATTGTAATGACAAATATTCAGACATAGTTGCACTAGGAAGTAAATGATTATTTACTTCAAAAAATTTAGGATCAGTATTGGGATTATTCAACATTTGTTGAATTGTAGAACTGGTGATAAAATTATTCAAATAAGGTGGAATCGGAATCAATACCTGAAAACGATTAGCTTTCGCTGGTCCATTCTTAGCATCTAAATTAGAAAGAAAATGTTGTGGTGAAAATGCCATATTAATTAAAATCTGTATGTGAATCTGACCAAACTTGATTTTTGGTAACACCAGTTCTGGTTTGTGAAGTAAAATCTTCATAAGGAAGATAAATGCACCATATCCAATCCATTGAATATATAGGTAAAAATTTTGATTTTACATGGGAATACAAATATCTTTTAATACATGGTTTTGCTTCTTTAGGAAGAATTTTATTAGTTCTTTTTAAATAAGCATAACTGATACGAAACTTTGTGGTTTTATCATATTTGGTATTGTTCAATATTGAAGATAAATCACTAAGTAATTTTGCTCTTAATGATGGATTTATATAATGCAAATTTAATCCTAGAAATCCATCAGAATATATTTCGAGAACAATAATTAATGGGAATTTATCATAGTATGGTAACGTTTTTTTCAATTTAGCATCATAAAAGAAAAAAAACATATGACCAATAAAATCTTCTGGTGCAAATGTATGGGATGAAGTTGAAGAAGATTTTATAAAAGCACTTCTAGTTCCTGCCGAAAGCATTAATTTCATGATATTGTTCCGCATCCAATCCTTAGATTTAGAAATTAATTTAGGTAATCCTAAAGAAACAAGTTTGTTTCTAATTGTGTCAAGAAAAGATATTTGTGTCATAGTACTATTTATAAGTTTTTTCTAATTCTTTTTATTACTGTTGTTGGATCAAGAAAAGGAAAAAATTTATCAGAATCTTCATATCTAAATTGAAAACCGCTAATATGTGTTATATTTGAATTTTTAGTTGCACATTTAGATATATTACTAACAGATATATTATGTTTTCGTGCAAATTCTGAAATATTTGTTATTCCAGTTTCAATGGTGTCATTTGGGAACATGACACAATATACAATAAATAATTCACTAATAGTAAAAAACTCAAAAAATCTATCGTCTTCATATCTTAATTGAAATCCTTGTGCGTGTTTAATTTTTGGATTCCCTTTGGCGCATTTAATTAATGTACTACTATCAATACCATGGTTTTTGGAAAATTCTTTAGCATTTGATATTCCGGTTTCAATATGTCCGTCTGGAAATTTAGCACAATATGTAACATTAGTACGGAATTCTTCTATAGAAATGAATGGAAAAAAAGCATCAATAAATCTACATTGAAATCCTTTATGATGTTTATATTTCCCTCTAGCAACAGCATATAGACCACAGGTTTTTAAATTATATTCAAAAATCAATTCCCAACATTTATCTTGATCTTCTATAATAATTCCTTCGGGGGTCATTAAAATAAATTCATAACCTTTAAAAAAAACATTATTTTGTCCACTATTATTTTTGCAGTATTCCAATCTTAATTTTTCATATACTTTACTATTAATTTTTTTAAATTGTTTATTATTCATTAAGAAAAATGCGGTACACATTTTATCATTTTTTGGATATGCTTTCCATAATAACCAATGAGCAATATAATGTTGTCTTTTAGTCAATGGCGCTTTATTCCAAAGATTTTCAGAAAAAATTGAGTATTCTGAAAACATTGATTTAGGACAAATATGATGATTTTCTTTTTTTATATTGTTGGGAATATTTTTATTATGGTCTAAACAAGATGTAATAAATTTAATGTATCTGTTTAGATAATGATCATTAGTGATATAATTTAAATTAGATGTTAAAATGGTATAAATATTCATGCTGGGACTCCGATAGTTAAGGTTTAAGTTCTAGAATAGGTGGGAACTGCAATTCCGCGACCTATATTTTTATTTATAAAATTAATTTTTTGTTATTGTTTCAATAATCCTAATGATTTTTCAGTGATAATAATGAAGTTCCAACCTTTATCTTCACAAAATTTCTTTGCTGCATTCCACTTTGATTGATTGTTGACATAAGTCAAGGTTTCATCTATAAAAGTTTGGGTTTTACGTTTTTTGACTGGTTGTTTAGTTTGATATTCCGGTTTTATCTCAATAACATAAGTAGCAACATTTCCAGATTTCTGTCTCATTTTGACAATAATGTCCGGAAAATATCTGCGTTTTTTATTTTGTACAGAATCCCAATAAGGAATAACTAATTCTTCAGAACCCCAGAGAATAACATCAGGATGATTATCTAACCAAGAAAAAACTTTGGCTTCCCAAGAAGATCTATAAATTATTTGATCAGGATTTCCTGCATATTTTTCTGGGTTTATTGCTTTATAATGACCTTGATGATAATTTCTCATGTGATATAAATAGAATTAATATGCGGCTTTCTACTACTATTTATTAGAACAACAAGATATGTCAATTTTCAATTTAGGTGATGTCACCTTTGATCCATATAACAGAAACATAGATTCATCCAAAAATTTATTGGGTGGCAAGACCTATGGATATAATATTTTAAGATATCCCATTGATTTAGGTGCTGTTGATAAAGGACATTATATGGTAATTCATATCAATGCTCAAAAACGCACTCAAGTAGCAGATAAAAGGGCACATGGTTCTGATTTACCTACTATTTACGATAATAGAATTATGTCTGGTAATTTAGGTATTGGTGGAGCAGCATATAATATACTTTCTAATATTGGTCTTGATTGGGGAAAATCTTATGAGTGGTTTAAGAAATTTGGATTTCTTCCAATAGATGAATCTTTTGCGGTAGGTTTTGTTAGAACAATTTACAGAACCACCGACACCATTGCTTTATATATGCCTGACACTTTAGCATTTAATCAGAATCAACAATTTTCTGATTTATCATTAACAGGACCAATTGCAGCAGGTCTTGCTGGTCTTGGTACGGGAATTGATACCTTTAAAGATGTTATGGCTGGGGCTGATATGTCAAGTTTTATTAAAAACTTAGCACCTTTTGTTGTATCTGGTGCTGTCAATAGCAATCCAATGTTTCAGGCAGGATTTGCAGCAATTACCGGAATGGTAGTAAATCCAATGCTAGAGGTTCTTTATACTTCACCAGAATTCCGCCAATTCCGTTTTGATTTCATGTTCTACCCTAGAAGTAAAAAAGAAGCTAAAGAAGTTCAAAATATCATTGAAAGAATCCGCTTTCATCAATCTCCAGAAATTAAAAAAGATAGCTATGGTTTCTTCTTAATTCCTCCTTCAGAATTTGATATTAAATTTTATTATAATGGTAAAGAGAATGAGAATATTCCAAAAATATCTACTTGTGTTTTAGTAGGAATGGATATTGATTATGCCCCACAAGGTTTTGCTGCATATGAAGTTCCTGGTGAATCAACACCAGAATTAGGTGGAACGGGTATGCCAGTTGGAATAAGATTATCCCTAAATTTCAAAGAAACCGAATATCTAACCAAAGAAAACTACAATCAAGGGGATAACAAATAGTGGCTAAATTTTTTAGAAACTTTCCAAAACTCCTTTATAGTTTTGATGATTACAAAATCACTGCTACTCATGTTACTAATATTTTGCAACGATTTTCTTTTGAAGAGAAATTGAAAGAAAATTCAGCAGCATTCTTTACTTATAAAATCAGAGACGAAGATACCCCAGAAGTTATTGCTCACAAATATTATGGTTCAGCAAATCGTCATTGGATTGTTCTATTATTCAATGATATTATTGATCCACAATATCATTGGCCATTAGAATATCAGTCACTAAATAACTATATTGATGCAAAATATCTAATTAATGCGGGATCGAATACCGCCGGTGATGGTATTCATTGGGCAAAATCTAATACCCATTCCTATTATAGAATAGAAACTATAAAATTAGCAAGCACCAATGCAATCATAGATACTCAATATTTTGAAATAGATCAAAATACCTATACAAATCTTTATGAAGTAGATCAAGAAATTCCAGTTTATATAAATCAATCAGTAACACTTGAAGATAATACCGTAATCATTCTAAATACCGATCAAGGAGAAAAAACTTATTATGAATATGAAAATGATCTTAACGAAAGTAAAAGAAATATAAAATTGTTGAAAAATGATTTCGTTCGTGGTTTAGAATTAGAAGTGGAAAAAGTGTTCAAAAATGGCTGATGTCTCCCAATCGACCGATTTTTCCTTTAAGGAATTAACATTAGTTCTTCAAAATGGAGAAATTTTAGATATTGCTAGTATTTTTGATGAATTAAATCTATATGACAACATTTTTTCCCCATGTCTTTCTGGAAGTATATTATTAACTGATGCCAATAGCATTGCTGAAAAATTAAAATTTGACGGACAAGAATTACCAAAAATCAGAATTCTAATAGACAAAACGGGCGAACCTATTGAAGCATTGCGATACCAAAAACAATTTGTTATCTATAATATGTCCAAAAAATCAGTTGTTAATTTGACTACACAAAGATATACCTTATATTTTTGCTCAGAAGAATTTCCATTATCATTACAGAAAAAAGTTAATCAACATTATAAAGCCCCTTATCATGAAATTGTCAAAAAGATATTAACTGATTATTTGAAAGTTCCTAATGGTAAACCGACAAATGGTAAAGCAGGTATTGGTAAGATTCAAGAAACCCGACAAGAATTTCTCTTTGATATGCCAACATTGACACCGTTTGATTCCATTAATTGGATATCTAAACGGGCAATTGCTGATGATTCCGCGAATCCAGATTTTCTATTTTTTGAATTACAACGGGTTGGTTATAATTTTCGATCATTAAAAACAATGTTCGAAGATCCTGTTAAATTCCTTATCAATTTTAATCCAAAAAATTTAAATGCTAATCCTGGATCTGAATTTCTAAGTGCTAGAGAATTGAAAATACTTTCTCAGTATAGTGTTTTAGAAAATGTTAAAGGTGGTTCCTATGCAGGCAATAAATTATTATTTGATACCTATACTAGAGAATTTAGAATAGTACCAGAAGAAGATATTCATAGTTCTTCTGTTAAGGTAGGCAAATCGAATTTACCAGAAGAGAAAAATCTAGATAATAAAAGTTATAAAGAGATGCACGATTCCAGAATTGTTGCACATCCTTATTTTGAATATCGAAAAGATCGTCCTTATCTAAAAGAACAATGTCCAGAAAATTTAGATTTCTTAGATAATCCTGAACAATATATCTACAAAAGAAAACCAATATTTACTAATTTGATGCAACGAAGAATACAATTATTAATGCCTGGTAATTTTGGATTAAATTGTAGTCAAATTATTACTTTATTTGTTCCAAAATATTCAATAAAACAAGAGGATGAAGTTTTAGATAAAACTTTGTCTGGTAAATATATAATCATTGGTACTAGGCATATCATTCGTTATGATAAACACCAAACTTTATTAGAAGTCGCCACCGACAAGATTCAATCATAATATGTTATCTAAAGATTTTTATGGCAAACAAGGTTTCGTCTGGTTTACTGGACTTGTAGCACAAGTAGGTGATAAATCAAAATTAGGATTAATTCGTGTTCGTATTGTTGGTGTTCATTCATTGGATGAAAGTTTATGTCCAACTGAAACCTTACCTTGGGCACAGGTACTTTTACCACCTACCGGAGCACATACCACTTCTGGTCCTATTCCTGGTGATTGGGTTTTTGGATTTTTCCAAGATGGGGATTTTGGACAAATACCGACTATTACTGGTGTATTTCCTGGAATTGAAAGTCCACAATCTAGGGCAGTTTATAAAAAAGTTGCTGAGATTGAAAAAGCTAGAAGTACACAACAAGCATCTTCAAGTTCTAATACAGAATCTTCACGTCCAAACCAAAGCACCTTTCCTGATTGGCTACCGGCTTTTGATTATCGTACTGGTGGTGCCGATACTTATCCAGAAATAAAACAACATGAAGTTGATACCTTTGGTTATTATCCAAGAACATCACAAATCTTTCGTGAATTAGAAGACGCCACATCATTTAGGTCGGCTAGAGGTGTTATTGATGGAACTTTAACACTTATTAATAACAATAGATTAGCAGAAGCTTGTGATATTTCAGAAGAAGTAAAAACTGCTTTAGCCTGGGCTAGATTAGAAAATAATGTCATAATTAAAGCATTAACGACAGCATTAAAAGCTGCGGTATTAGCTATTGCTGGAACTGATTTTAGTGGATTAATTTCACAAGTTATATATTTTGTGAAATTAATCACTCGTTGGATAAATTGGATTAGAGCTATATTACAATACATTTCCGATTGGATTCAAGTTATTAATTATGTTATACGAAAGATAAAAGCTATTATTGCATTTATCATGAGTTTACCAGAAAGATTTTTGCAATTTCTTAGAAAATGTTTATCATATTTTCTTAGTGGTATTGCTAGATTTATAAATGGTATTATAAGTTCTGCATTAATAGATTTTGATTTGGATGGTCTTGCCGATGCTTTGATGGATCTAGATAATTCCATTAGAGGAATTATTGATTATACCAATCTAATTAGAGGTGGAATTGATGATACTATCAATGAAATTACAGATGTTCCCACACAATCTGGAGAAACAGCATTATTACCAGCAGATGTAATGTATGATATATTAAATCCCACTACAATGGATAATCGAGCTAATGCTACGATATCATTAGTAACATTTACACAAATTAAAAATTCTGAAATGGAAGCTAGATTAAATATTGATATGTATTACAATAAAACAAGAAATTATGATGATATTCAATACTTGATTAAGTGGACAACCCCATGAAAGATGATTTTGGTGTATTAGAAAAAGAATCTGCATTTAATGTAGAAAAGCAACCACATTATCCATTTAATCATGTAACTCAAACAGAATCTGGTCATATCTTTGAATTAGATGACACTCCAAAAAGAGAACGTGTAAAATTAATGCACCGAACTGGAACATTCATTGAAATGTCTCCAGATGGTGACGAAGTTCATAAAATTTATGGTGATGGTTTGGAAATCACTATTAAAAATAAAGATGTAATAGTAAAAGGAAATTGCACATTAACTGTTCATGGCGATTGTATTACTCATATCATGGGTAATAAAATTGAAAAAGTAGAAAAGGATTATTCTTTATTTGTAATGGGAAAATATACTAGCAGGGTAAAAGGTACTGTTGAACTATATTCCGAAGAAAAAATGGATCTGGTTGCAGATCCAAAATTTGCAGGTGAATTGAATATTAGTGCTGGAACTTCATTAAATCTAAATTGTGAAGTTAATATACAAGGCAACTTAGAAGCAGATAATATATTTGCCACTGGTCGCGTGGATGCGGGATTAGGAATGAGTGCTGGTCCTTATGGTTTTGTAACTATGCTAGGTGGATTTTCTGCTGGATTAGCACCCGCAATTCCCGGATGTGCTACTGTAGTTGCAATGGTAAATGCTGGCGTTGCCGTAAATTCTCCACTAGGTAATTGGTTCTTATCTAATGCTATTCATATGTTTGATGTAGTAAATTTAGCAATTAATAATGTTCATTTTCATGAAACTGAAGTTGGACCAACAACCCCAACATTGATTCCGATGGTGTAATTATGGAAAATCTACAAAATATATTAGCAATTCATAAACATAATTATAACAAGACACCAGCATTATCAGAAACAACTAACAAATTAAAACTATTTGATCGTTTACAGTTTGATTTTGAATTTCCTGATCAGGAAATTATTACTTTATCAGAATCCACTTTAGATCATCTAAAAAATACACCAAAATTTCTTAGAGATTGGCAAGCAGATGATATGCGAACCAATACCGTTGGTGGTTATTTCAAAAATCCCGTTGGTGAAGCTGCTAATCTAGTATTTTCTTACATTGAAGAAATTATTAAACTCATTGTTCATACTGAAATTGATGAAGAGACCAATGAAGAAGTAGAAGTTGTCATCAAAGGTATGGAAGAATTTATTGAAGAAATCAAAAAAGCCAAAGCAGTAGCAGGACAATTTACTGATCACACCAATCGACTTTCTAATGTAGTTCCAGTATATCCAAATCCAAAAAGACCACATTATTTAACTTGTATGGCGGTTAATCGGGTATTGGAATATATCATTTATCAAACTGATGACAAAAAAGATACTGAAACTATTTTAAGTTGTTTCACTGCATTATTTACCAATGCAACTATTGCAGAATTTGCTATTGAATATGAAGCCATAGTAAAATTAATAAAATCTCACATTAGTTTTACCACCAGACCGGGACCGGATGGTGAATTGAAAAATATCTACATTATAACATTAACTCAAGCAGAATTACGAGAAATCATAAAATTCATTAAAACATCTGATGCTTTTATGGAATCCCGTGTGCAACATGATTATCGAGTTTGGGAAAACATTCAAAAATTGATGAATGAATATAATCAATTTAAGGCTATTCAAACCATAGGTGAAACTCAGAAAAAATTAATTAAAAATTATATTGGTTCAGACAAATTACTTGCTAGTTTAGAACTTAATGATGTAACTCCTACTAAATATGCAGTAAATATTGATTATTATGGTGAAACTGAATACACTATTGTTCCAGAAGAAACGGTATTACCACCCAATACTGCAATTACAATATTAGATGATTATATCAACTATTATAATGTAGCTAATTTAGAAATTATCTTATTACCACCCAACACGGAGTATAAATTAGATGTCAATCCTGGTGCTTTGTTGTTTGATACTGTTAATGGTGTCTGGTCTAATAATCGAACTATCAGCATATCTAATACTGGTAACGGTTCCTATAGTTTTTCTAATATTTCATTTAGTGATTTCAAAAGTAGTGAATTTAGGTATGAATTGAATCCAGCCAATACTAGAACCATTTCTCCCGGAAATACTACTCAATTGATTGTTTCTGCTAGAGGAATGACCACCGGCAACACTATTGATTATGGAACAATTAGTATAACTCCTGGTGTCAAAATTCAAACCCGAGTTAATAGCAATAATAACATTATTATTCCTAGTGGTATTTTATTTCCATCACAAATAGTTACTAGATTTGGATCTAATACTGATCAACTTATCATTAATGCTAATAATGGACCTTATCCAATTTACGGCAATACTTCTGATGAATATTTTCAATATACCTGGAAAAATGAATCAGAATATCCAGTAACCATTTCTACTATTGAAAATATTACTGATTCTGCTAATTTAACAAACATGGATGTAACCATATATTATAGTGCCAATACTGAAGAAACCATAAATGTTGCTAATGGATTTACCTTAAATACTGCTGAAAGTATTTTATGGTATGCTAATGTTGCTCCACATATTGATAGTCCTAATAGTGCAATTTATAAAATATCTACTACTGATGGTCAGGAAAGATTAATTTATTTAGGTGTTTATGGTGGTGATAATGGTTCTCCTCCGGGTGATGATGGATTACCAGAGGAGCCTCCCGGTGGTGGTATTGATGATTCTTCATTATATAATGAAACCCTTAATACCAATCCTGATATTATCGTTACCAGTAGTAATTTTGATTTAATTATTTCAGCAGGCAAACCAAAAACACAGATTACCTATTCTGGTCCTGATATTAGTGGTTCTGCTTATTTGAATGCTAATGGTATGTTTACTATAGAAGATTTGAATATATCGGCTAATGGTTATTACACCTATTCTGTAGATTTTGCACACACCAAACATCGTAGAAACATAACTAAAGCAATATTTTCTAGCTAAATAGTCAATGGAATCAGTAATTGTAAAAAATCAAATTCGTACCTTTAAAGATTTAGATCTTAATTTTACGATACATCCGGTAAAGAAAGACATTAATTTATTAGTCAATGAGCAAGCAATAATCAATGCAGTAAAAAATATTGTTTTGACTAATCATTATGAGAAACCGTTTTATCCAGATTACGGTTCCAATGTTCGTAGATTATTATTTGATAATTTTGACGTTATCACTGCAACAGCATTACAAAATGAAATTGAACAATGTTTAACTAATTTTGAACCCAGAATTAGTATCATTTCAATAACAGTAAATCCAAATTATGATAACAATGCTTTTAATGTTATAATGGAATTTACTATTAAAAATGTTTCAGAACCCATTACCATAAACTTTATGTTGCAGAGATTACGTTAAATGACCACAAATCGATTTTCAGTCACCGATTTAGATTTTGATGAGATTAAACAAAATCTAAAAGAGTTTCTTCGATCACAAACAACCTTTTCAGATTACAATTTTGAAGGTTCTGGTCTTAATGTTCTACTGGATATCCTTGCTTACAATACCCATTATAATGCCTATTATTTGAATATGGTTGCTAATGAATCTTTTCTAGATTCATCTATTTTACGCAATTCAGTAGTTTCCCATGCAAAAAGTTTAGGTTATACTCCACATTCCATTGCTGCATCTAAAGCAATTATCGATTTTACTGTGGAAGCTAATGTTGATGATCTAACTCCAGATCCATTATTGATACCTAGAGGATTTTCCTTCAAATCAAATCTAGTGGACAATACTTCCTATAATTTCTGTATATTAGATGATATTTCAGTAAGTAAAGTTGGTAGCTATTATTATTTCAAAGAAGTTCCCATCTATGAAGGTCAATTAATTAATTATGTTTATACCTTCAATTTAGATACCAATCCTAAAGGTATTTTTAGAATTCCATCTAAAAATGTTGATACCAATACCATCAAGGTTAGAGTGCAAAATTCTATAGGTGATCTAGAAACCAAAACCTTTACTTTAGTTAATGATGTTTTAGATATTGATGATACCTCAGAAATTTATTTCTTGCAGGAAGGATTAAATGAAAATTACGAAATTTATTTCGGTAATGGAATAATCGGTAAAGCAATTAATGATGGGTCAGTAATTTCAATTAGTTATTTAATTACTGTAGGTGAAGATGCTAATGATTGTTCTAGATTTACGATATCCTCTTCTGCATTTTCATTCAATTCTTATACTATAGATGTTTTAGCAAAATCGGGTGGGGGTTCTTCAAAAGAAGTTATAGATTCCATAAAATTTAATTCCACGTCTCAATTTGTATCCCAAAATCGTTTAGTGACTTCTAAAGATTATGAAACTTATTTGATTAGTAAGTATCCAGCTATTGAAGCCATTTCTGTTTGGGGTGGTGAAACCGAATCTCCACCTATTTACGGCAAAGTTTTTATCTCAATAAAACCAAAAGAAAATTATTATCTACCCACAGAAGAAAAAGATAATATCATTGAAAATATCATCAAACCAAAAATGATGATTACTACTGATGTTAAAATTATTGATCCAGAATATCTCTACCTAAAAGTAGAGAATGTTGTAAAATATAACAAAAGAAAAACTAGCAATTCCCAAACAGAATTAAACAATAGAATTCGTAATGCCATTTATTCCTATGTAGATACCAATCTTAATAAATTTGATTCGACTTTTGTTGTTTCAAAAATGCAAGAATATATTGATAGTGTTGATCTAAATGCAATTTTAGGTTGTGAAACCAAGGTACGAGTAGAAAAGCGTATCGTTCCTTATCTGAATCAATTACGAACTTATACCATAAATTTCAATGTACCTTTATATAGAGGAACTACATTAAATCGATTAGTAACTTCAGAATTTGTAATTAATGATTTTTATGGGATTGCTAGAAATGCTTTAATAGAAGAAGTTCCAGAATCTTATACTGGCATCTCAGAAATTCAAATTCGCAATTCTGGTTACAATTACAAAACAGCACCTACTATTGTTATCACTGGCGATGGTTATGGTGCCGCAGCAACCGCAAAGATTGTGAATGGAAAAGTCGTTAGTATTGCAATTACCAATAGAGGCATTAATTACACCAAAGCAGTTATTAGTTTTACTGGTGGGGAAGGTTCTGCTGCGGAAGCAATTGCTATTCTAAATGCTAATCACGGAACACTTAGAACTGTTTACTTTAATGAATTAGCAGAACGTAATATCATTGAATCTAATGCTGGAACCATTGATTATACTTCTGGAACAGTAATTATTACTGATCTGAATATTCAACAAATAAATACTTCAGATAATTTATTAAGATTATCTATTCAAGCACAAGAAGGTATTCTTTCATCAGTAAGAAATTCTATTTTGACATTGGATCAATCCGACCCAACGGCTATCATCAATGAACTGAGTTCCAAATAAAAATGGATCTAAAAACTTCTGTTCTAATCAATAGACAAGTCCCAGAATTTGTCAGGGAAGATTATCCACTATTCATAGAATTCCTAGAAGCTTATTATGAATTCCTTGAAACTAAACAAGGAATAAAACAAAATGATCTATTAACGGAAGCTAAAGAACTTCTTTATAATTTTGATGTTGATAGATCAGTAGATCAATTCGAATCCCATTTCTTTAATGTCTTTGCTCCTTATATCACTAATGAAATGGTTAGTGATAAAGCGTTCTTTATTAAAAATGTCCTAAATCTATATCAAACCAAAGGTAGTGAAAAATCTGTTAAATTTTTATTCAAATTAATTTTTGGTAAAGATGCGGAAATTTTATATCCCAAGAACAATATTCTGATTGCGTCTGATGGTAAATGGGTTCGGGATATTGTTATCAAGATAGAAAAAAATGTATCATCGGTCTATATTGGGGATGGTATAACCACACAATTTACATTATTAAATTGTAAAGGCACTAGTCCATATAATAATATAATTGTTACCGTTGATAATGTATTAACTGTAGATTATGTAATCCTTCAAGAATATAATCTAATTATCTTCAATAACCCAGTAGCTTCTGGATCTGAAATTGAAGTTTTATATGATAATGTAGAATATTCAGAATTAATTAATAGAAAACTCATTGGTAGAACTACTGGTGCTTCAGTAATTTCTGAAAAAGTTTATCAAAAATTAGTCAATAATCAAATCATCTATGAAATTTATGTTGATTCAAAAACACTAATTGGTGAATTTCAGATAGGTGAAGAACTGGATTCTTCAGTATTTGTAAATGATGTTTTGGTCAATATTAGATGTAAAACCATTTCAGAATTGAATGATATCATTATTACCAATCCTGGTGCTTATTATAATGTTGGTGATCCAGTAATTATAGAATCTCCGGGAGCAGTAGTACAACCAACAGCAATTATTACTAAAGTATCTAAAGGACAAATAAATGGTCTTTTTATTGCTGAAAGTGGTGCTGGTTTTGATGCTAACGGAAAAATATTTTTAGTTGATGCTGAAAATAATGAAATTGGTTTGCCATTAGTAGATATTTCAATTGTTTCAGTTCTTGGTTCTGATGAATATTTAGTAGATACTTCAAATACCTTTACCATTTTCTCTACTGTCATAGATGATATCAATCCTGATGTTACCACCATTGATGCTGCTGATTATGGCATTACCGGCGGCACTTATTCCGGTAATGCCAATAGTGTTATTGCTAGAACTTTTGCTAATACCAGTTATACCAATATTGGACAAATTTCTGGTATAGAAATCACAAAAGTTGATGTCAATTTATTAGAAGAACCAAAATTTAATGCGGAACCAGCCAAATTATTGTTGTCTAATAATTATGTTTATATCAACACCTTTGGTTCCATTGGTAAATTAAAAATCATCAATCCAGGTGAAGGATATGCCGTTGGTGAAGAATTAATCTTTACTAATGCTGAAAGTTCTTGGGGATTTGGTGCTGCTGCTGAAATTAAACAAGTGGGTGCTAATAATTCTATAGAAGTTGTTAAATTAGTTCCACCAAAAATATTAGGTACTGCTAATGGTTCTAGTAGTTCTGTAACAGTTGTTGGAACTAATACGTTATTTACAACCGAATTATATCCCGGTTGTTCGGTAATGATTAATAATGAAACTAAAATTGTTGATGTCATTACTTCCAATACTTCAATAAATGTAAGTTCTGCTTTTGCTACTTCTTTTACTAATAAACCAGTAAGATTATATGGAAAATATTTAATTGGTGGTCAAGGATACGAACAGACGACATTACCAACTATAACCATTGATTCTATTGCAGGAAGTAATGGAGTAATTGAAGCAGTTGCTATTATGGGGGATGGTGAAGCATTTGATGTTGGATTTTCAACCTCTGGTAGTTATGGTGGTATTAATGAAATTACCATCATCAATTCAGGTTCAGGAATTCAATTCCAACCCTCTGTTGATCTTACCGGATACGGCGATGGAACTGCAATTGCAACTGTGGAATTGGTTCCCTCTTATATAGAATTTCCTGGTAGATGGAAAAATTCAGATGGTAAAATTTCTGCTGAAGATATTCGGTTACAAGACAACAAATATTATCATAAACACGCCTATGTAATATCTTCAGAAATTGAATTTGTTAAATACAAACAGATGATTAAAGAATTGATTCATCCGGCGGGAACTGTCGGTTATGGTCAATTAAATACTATTGTCGAATTTGATACCGGAATTTCTGTCGATATAGAATCTTCCATCGAAATATTCACATAACAATTTAACCTAAATAAAAGTATGTCTACAGCATTCATTTCTCGAAAAACCAGATACAATAACGCGGAACAATTCAAAAGAAACTTTTCTAATGAATATAATCCGACCATTGGTTATGTTTTTATTGGTAATCATATTCCTTATGCTAATGAAACTGTAGCTGATGATATCGTTTATTCTGAATTTAATGAAAAGAAAATTTGGGATAATATGATTGCTGCAAAAAAGATTGTTGGGAATTCTGTAGAATTGGTAATTCCTCGATTAACTTGGACATCAAATTATACTTATCATCAATATGACGATATTGTTGATCCAACTATTTTATTAACACAAACAGATTCAGCTAATGTACAACCAATGTACGTTATTAATTCTGAGAACAATGTTTATAAATGTGTCAATAATAATCTTGGTCAACCCTCTACTGATGAACCATTAGGACAAGCAATATCTTCCCAAGGAAATGTCATTACGGCTGATTCCTATGTTTGGAAATATATGTATAAGGTTCCGGAACCAAGCCCATTTGAATCTACTAATTGGATTCCTGTTCCAACATCAGCATCTAAAATACAATATTCCGCCAATACCGCAACCGCAGTTGATGGTGAATTATTAACAGTTGTTGTTACCAATCCTGGAACTGATTATTATAATAGTGAAATTTCAGTTAATGTTTTTCCTGTTGCTTGTACAAGATTAACAGTTTCTACAGGTGCCGATTTAGGAAGTATTAAATATAAAATGGGCGTATCTGGAACAGGAATCCAAGGATATACCTATATAACTGCTATTGATGCCTTTAATAGATATATTGATCTTTCCTATCCAACCGATTCTTCTGGTGGTGGTTCTGGAAATAATATTCAAGTATTTACTAGAACAGAAATATTTGGGGATGGTACTGGTGCAGTTGCTAATACCATTCTAGCAAATACCGGAATCTATGATATAAAATTATCAAGTTATGGTTCTGGATATAATTATGCTAATGTTGTGGTTTATGGTACTGGAACTGGTGTAGAAAGTAGAGTAATTTTACCACCCAAATATGGACATAGTTTTAATTCTGCTAGGGAACTCGGTGCTTATAGTACCATGGTAAATATGTATTTTGGTGAAATTGGTACATCAGAAATAATTTCATCTAATATTGCATTTAGGCAATATGGAATTCTTTGTGATCCACATTTATATGGATCAACTACTGTTGTTGCTAATGCTAGTTCAGTGATAACCCAAACTACTGAAGTTACGGTACTTTCTGGAACTTCACAATTTTCAAAAAATGAATTTGTATATCAGGGAAATATAAATTCCCCCACTTTTTCTGGAATAGTTAGTGAAGAAAATTCTAATATTGTTTATTTAACTAATGTTAAAGGAACGATATCTATTCCATCAGTATTGAAAGGAGCAAATACCAATCTTTCTGGTAGAACTACCCTTTCAATAACTTATCCCGAATTTGAACCATATACTGGCTATATTTTATATACCCAAAATATTCTTCCGATTCAACGAGACAATGAGCAATTTGAAAATATTAAATTTGTTGTTAAATTTTAGAGGAATCTATGTCACTTACCACTAATTTTTCTGGAAATCCATATTATGATGATTATTCAGATTCTAAAAAGTTCCTAAGATTATTATTCAAGCCTGGATATGCTGTTCAAGCTCGGGAACTTACGCAAGTACAAAGTTCTCTCCAAAATCAAATTGGAAAATTTGGTAATCATATTTTCAAAAATGGCTCAGTTGTTACTGGTGGAGAATTCTTTCTTCAAAATGCAACTTACCTAAAACTAAATCCATCCTATAATTCTGTTGATTTAGACATCAATAATTTTGTGGATAAAACCATCTTTTCTAATGATGGAACAAAACGAGCACAAATTATCAAAGTTTATGATAAAGATGCTGGGACCAATGAACCCATTACCTTTATGGTTAAACAAATTTATGGTGATAATTTCATTGCTAATGATGTCATTAAAACTTCGGAAACTACTGGTGATGGACCATTTTTTGCTACCGTTACTGAAGTTGGAACTGGTCAAACCTTTTCAATAAATGCTGGTGTATTTTATTATGATGGATTCTTTATTTCTAATGATGCACAAACAATAGCCACATCAAAATATTCAGCAAATACCGCTACTGTTAAAATTGGGTTTGAAATTGTTGAATCCATCGTTACTTCTAATTCTGATGCTACTTTATTAGATCCTGCACAAGATGCCTCTAATTTTCAGGCACCCGGCTCTGATCGGTATAAAATTGATTTGGTATTATCTTCAAGAGCATTAGACTCTGAAGATATGGAAAAGTTCATTGAATTAATGCAAGTTAAGAATGGACAAATTATCTCTGAATCAAAATATCCAATCTATTCAGTAATTGCCGATACTTTAGCTCGCAGAACTTATGATGAATCTGGAAATTATACTACCAAAGCATTTAAAATCACACTAGAAGACAATGCTGCTAATACTGCACAAACCAATATTATTTTATCTCCTGGTAAAGCTTATGTTTTTGGATATGAGCATGAAACCATTTCACCAACAACCATAACAGTAGATAAACCTAGAACTACTGCTAATGTAGCTAATAAAAGAATTCCTGTTGAACATGGGAATTATGTTTATACCACCAATCATTTTGGTGCATTTCCTATTAAAGATTTGTATCCTGTAGATATCCATTGCGTCAATGCTGCATCAATTAGTGCAACTTCAGCAGAACGGGCAAATACTAAAATTGGTACAACTCGGGTAAAAACATTATTTTTTGATTCTGCTACCAATAGTTCTATTGCTAATACCTATACCTATCAAACCTTTATTTTTGATACTAATGTTGGATCAATTACTGGTGCTGTTAATTCTGGAACTACTGCAAGTTCTATCAAATTAAATGGTAATTATAGTTTGGCAAACAATGCCTATACTGGCGCAAAACTTAGAATTACTTCTGGTCCAGGTTCTGATGAATATTCAAAAACTATTACCTATTATGATGGTGCAACAAAAACCGCCAATGTATCACCCAATTTTATAACTACTCCCAATACTTCTAGTAGATTTTCTATTGATTTTGAATTCAAAGATGCCGAATCTTTTGCTTATTATGGGGCATCAGCTAATACCTTTGCTGATTTTGCCACTAAAACAAAAGATGCTTCAAAACCCTATAATGATGCTATTCTATTTGAATCTAATTTAGAACCATTATTAAATAAATTGGGCGAAAATTATGTTGCCTTTGGTTCTATTGGAGATATGTCATTTTCTTATAAGAGATTATATGAATCTGTGCAATTTACCAGCAACGTTTCTACTGCATTAGATATTAGATCTGGAGAAGAATTATCTTCTGCTGTTAGCACTAGTACCAAACAACAAAATTATTATTTAACAGTAAGAACCCAAGGAACTTCTCCTTATACTGTTGGATCAGTTATTCCGGCTGATCAATTTACTATTGATACTACCTTAAAGAAAATCACTGTTGTCAGTGGTGGAAACATGGTTGCTGATATAATTGCAACCATTGATGTTAATACCATTACTAGTAAGGCTAAAACATATATTACTGCCAATAATACTATTCAAACCAGTGGTGGATATGATGTTTTCAGTAATACTGCATTTTTATCATATCCTTCTGCTGGTCAAAGTCAAATCCATAAAGATTTTGTTGTTAAAATTCCAGGAACACCACAATCATTATATGTCTCTGATGTAGTTTCTATTTCTGAAATTTTAGATTTTAATGAAAAATCTATTACTACTGCTAATTTAATTTATGCACAATCAGCAACATCAAAATATACGTTAGATAATGGTCAAAAAGATTCTTATTATGACCATTCTTCTATTGTTCTGAAAACTGGAGTAACGCCACCAAAAGGTCCGCTATTAGTAAAATACAATAAATTTATCAGTGATCAAGATACTCCCGGATTTTTTACAGTAGATTCTTATTCCAATATTAATTATGAAGATATTCCTGTTTATCAATCCACAAAAACCAATACCAATTATATTCTACAGGATTGTTTAGATTTCCGTCCAATGCGCAAAGATGCCACCAATCCAGCCACTGCCGTTGGAGCATATTTTGTTGTTGGTAATTTAACGGGCAATATTGGACCAAAAATTCCAGAATACTCTTCCGATATTTTGGTAGATTATGACTATTATTTACCAAGAATTGATAAAGTTGTTCTTGATAAGACCAGAGTTTTTGATATCATTTCTGGAAATCCTAGATTAAATCCTGTTGTTCCTAATGATTCAACCACTGGAATGACATTGTTTGTTTTATCTTATCCTCCTTATACCGCAGTATCTTCTGACATTGCTATTAGATCTATTGATCATCGTCGTTATACGATGCGAGATATCGGTTCTATTGATAAACGTCTACAAAACATCGAATATTATACTGCATTGACTTTATTAGAACACGAAACTTTATCTAAACAAGATTTAACTATTCTGGATACACAGAATTTACCACGATTCAAAAATGGTATTATTGTAGATTCCTTTAAGGGTCAATCTATTGCTGATGTATCTAATACAGATTTTGTAGCAGCTATTGATCCTATCAATAGAGAATTAAGACCCACTTTTAATATATCAGCACACAGACTTAATTTTGATTCTGCTAATTCTGCTAATTATTTACAAACAGGTCCACTAGTATCATTAAATTATACTCAAAGTGTTCTTATTGATCAGAACAAATCTACCAAGATTACTAATGTAAATCCATTTAATATTGTTAATTATTTGGGTAAAGTTAAATTGATTCCAGATTCTGATATTTGGGTTGAAACAGAACTCCAATCACAATTATTGATTAATATGGAAGGAGATCGAGATGCTTGGGAATTGATTTCCCAAAGTTCCATTTCTTATGAATGGAACTCTTGGAATACTATTTGGACTGGCATTGATATTGACGTTGATACTAATGTTGATGTTGGTGTTTGGAAAGAGGGTAGATACACCTATACCGACACCACGACTACCACCACTACTACCACAACAACAACATCTAGCCAAACTAGATCTGGAATAATGTCAATGATTATTCCTAGTACGATGACAGAATCATTGGGCACTAGGGTAATAGATGTTTCTATTATTCCGTATATGCGGAATATCAATATTTTGTTTATTGGTACTGATTTTAAACCAAATAGAGAATTATATCCTTATTTTGAAAATCAAAATGTAGAAAATTATATCAGCAATCGTGTAAATAAATTTACAGTGGCTAATAATAATCTACAATTTGCTATTAATCCCAGCAATCCTACTATTGCTACTATTGTTAATACCACAACATCAACTACTGTTGGTACTGGTTTAATACAACACACATCTAATAATATTGTGTATGTTACCAATATTGTTGCATCTAATACATTTAATGATGTTGGTTCTAGTTATAAAATAATTGGATTATCTAGTAATACCGCAATTGGTAATGTTGAATATTCAATAGTTTCTTATGAGCATCATGGTGGAACTTTTGAATCGGTTGCAAATAATTCAACCATGACATTACGTACTGATGGTCGCGGATTCCTTTCTTCTGATTATACTGGAAATACCATATTCATAGTAGATGGGACTGGTGCTGGACAATCAGCAAATATCACAAATTATGTTTCTGGTACTGGTGAAATTACTGTTTCTCCCGCATTTACTATTAGTCCAGATGCAAATAGTTCTTATGGTATTGGTGGGTTAAAAACTGATTTATCAGGAACAGTAGTTGGAATATTTTCTGTTCCTGGTGGTCGTTATTTGGTTGGAGAAAAATTACTGAGATTTATGGATAACATCTATGGGGATTTATCCAGTTCATCAACCAGTGGCGATGCTCAATTTTATGCTCAAGGACTATTACAAAAAACTCAAGAGACAATTGTTTCAACAACAGTTCCAACAATTCAACGAGTTTTAGTGCATGACGAAAGAGTTATTACTGATATTTCTACTAGTACTGATTCAAACTCTGTAGTTACTTGGATTGAGCCTATTGCCGAAACATTCTTAATTAGTTCTACTCAATATCCTTCTGGAGTTTTCTTAACTAAATTAAGATTCTGTTTCAAAACAAAAGATGAAAGTGTTCCCATTACTCTACAATTAAGAACTACTGTAAATGGTTATCCTTCTAGTTCAGTAGTATATCCCTATTCTACAGTTTCATTAACTCCTGATAAAGTTCAAATTACTGATTCGCCAGATTTAGAAGATGAAACCAAATATACAGAATTTGTATTTGATGCTCCTGTCTATTTACAACCAGGCGAACATGCGTTTGTATTAATTTCAAATTCCAATAAGTATGAAACTTATGTTGCTGAAATTGGTAAAATTGATTTGGTTACTGGATCACAAATTTCTGAACAACCTTATGGTGGTACATTCTTTGCATCACAAACATCTACTACTTGGACTGCCGATCAATCATCTGATTTGATGTTTAGAATTTATCGAGCAGATTTTGATATTAATAATTCTGCTGCTTTACAATTCCTAGTAGACACACCAGAAACAGCTATTAATTATAATTTATTCCAATTATTAACTTCTGAAATTATATTACCACAAACTGCTATTAATTATGTGTATGGTTCAGAATTAGCTTCTGGCGCATTTACTAATTATCAGTCATTAGTTCCCGGTAGAGATTACGAATTAGATGATTCATTAGGAATGCGAGTATTAAACCCAACAACCGGAAATACTACTTTTGTTCTAGGATCATTCTTGAGTTCATTAAATAGTTCTGTTTCACCTATTATCGACACTTCTAGAATTGGTATCATTACTGTTGAAAATAACATTAATAACTTAGAACTATCTAATACCGGATTTATCATTGAATCTAGTGGTGGTTTATATACCAATTCTTCATCAGTAAATGTTACAATTTCTGGTGGGGGTGGTTCTGGTGCAGAAGCTACTGCTAATGTTGTTGGTGGTATAATTGATGCTATCTATCTAACCAATCCCGGTTCTGGATATTATACTTCACCTACAATAACCATTACTGGAACAAGTCCGGGTGCTGGTGCAATTGTTACTTATAATGGCGAAACTGAAAAATTTGGTGGTAATGCTACTACCCGATATTTGTCTCGTCGTGTAACATTAGCTGATGGTTTTGATTCTGGAGATTTACGTGTTTATCTAACAGCATATAAACCTACCGGAACCAATATCTATGTTTACTATAAAATCTTATCTTCTTCTGATAATGAGAATTTTGAATATAAAAAGTGGCAATTAATGACGCAATTAGGTAATGCTAATTACATTTCATTAAATAAACAAGATTATCGGGAATTGATCTTTGCTCCTGGAACTAATGGCACTCAAGAAAATTCCGTTACCTATGTTAATGGTGCGGGATCTGCATATAATACCTTCATAACTTTTGCAATCAAAGTCGTGATGTCTTCTGCTAATCAAGCTATTGTACCAAAAGTTCGTGATTTTCGTGCTATTGCTTTACCAGCAGGATAAATAATGGAATATCTGAAAGTTAAAGATTCTCCTTATGTTAGAGATAAAAATTCTAAAGCAATTCTAAATACCGATAGAGTTGCTTTGAATGAATATCAATTGAAAAGAAATATTGCTGAAAAACAGAATAAAGAATCTTCAGATTTGAAAAATAGAATTAGTAAAATAGAAGACGATATGCAAGAAATTAAAACCTTACTATTAGCGTTGGTCAAAAATGGCTCTTAATCCGATTTCAACATCCAATACCTTTACTGAATGGTTGACACTTACCAATCAATTAACCTTGCAACAAGCATTTTTTGAATCTTCTATTAATGAACTAAATGCTTCTGCTAATATCGCTAATGAAATTGTAATCACTTCAACTACCGGTTCTGATGAATATTATCTAGTTTCTGCAAATGTAGTTACTGGTAATGCTACTAATGTTTATGCTTATTCAGAAGCATATTATAATCCAGCAAATAGAACTTTATATATTCCATCAGCACAATTTACTGGCAATAGCAATATTCTACTTCCTACTGGAAATACTACACAAAGACCTAGTAATGTTAGTTCTGGTATGATTAGATATAATACCAGTAAAGGGGATTTTGAAGGATATGCTAATGGCTGGGATAGTATTGTATTATCTAAAGAACTTGGATTAGCTAATACCGGAAATCTAACTTATTCAACAGTTCCAGGCGATACTGATAGAATACTTTCTATGTCAGAAAGGTTATTAGCTGGCGGTTATCAAAATACTACATTCACTTATGATATAAATAATGAAAGAATTATAACAGAAGTAGTTACTGTTACTGGTTCAAATACTAAAACAACTACGTATACTTACAATTCATCAAACGTATTAACTGGCTGGGCAACTGTGGAGTCCTAATTCTAAATGAGTTTATTAGCACCAATTTATAGTTCGGTTAGTTTATTCTTAAAAAGATTAACCGCAGATAGAGCAACAAAATTAGATAATTTGTCTTATCTAGATATTGCTATTAGTTCAAGAGCAACCGATGCAGGAGTAAATGCTGCTGTTTGGGCAGCTAATACTAGAGGAACAAAAGTAGATACGATGTCTACTAAAGTAGATTCTATGTCTACTAAAGTAGATTCTATGTCTACTGCTGTTTCTGCTAATCTAAATTCTACTATTTCTTCAAGAGCGCCAGCTTCTAGTGCATTATCTAATACTATTTGGACAGATGCTAAAGCCGGTTATTTAGATAATACCATTAATTCAAGAGCAACTACTACTGAAATTTGGGCAGCTAATACTAGAGGAACAAAAATAGATACAACATCTACTGCTGTTTCTGCTAATCTAAATGCTACTATTTCTTCTCGGGCAACCGATGCTGGGGCAGCTAGTGCGGTTTGGGCAGCGGCTAGCCGTTCACTGACCACGGGCACCGGGCGCGGCGAATTCCTGACCACGGGAACATCATGGACGGTGCCAGTTGGGGTGACCAGCATATCGGTAACGATATGCGGCGGCGGTGGTGGTGGTGGAGGGGGGTCGGCTAGCGGAGAGGGTGGCGGTGGTGGTGGTGCGTCCGGGGTCTTACACAACCAACCCCTAATCGTCACTCCGGGCGACAGTCTAACGATCACCATTGGTGCAGCCGGAACCGGCGGCGCTATCAACACGGACGGCACGGCTGGCGGCAATTCTACGATTGGTCAGTATCCAGTCCAATATCTCGCGGGTGGTGGTGGTGGTGGCAAACGCGCTGGCACTGGTGGTGGTAGTGGCGGTAGCGTCAATTCACCCTACATTGGCTGGGGGGGTGTGGGCGGGGAAGACGGAGGTACTCTCAACGGCGGCTATGGTGGCGGCACTGCTTATGGGGATTACACATCTGGCGGCAATACGACCGGGGTTCCGGGCACAAACGCCACCGGTTGGGGCAGCGGTGGTGGTGGTGGTGGTCGCAATGCCGCTGGTGGTAACGGTTCACCTGGATTCATCATGATCAGGTATTAAAGCGATGCGATACATACTAATTAAAAATGGGGTTGTAGTTAATGCGATATTTACTAATTAAAAATGGAGTTGTAGTTAATGCTATTGAAGCTGCTGCTAATGATATAGAGCATCTAATAGGATACGATGACATTATTGCTAATGCTAATACCGCTGGGCCTGGTTGGTTATATCAAAATGGGATATTCACCCCACCTGATCCAATTACACAACCAATTCTCTCTTTATCACAATTAAGTTTTCTGAGAAAATTTACTGCTGAAGAAAGAATTGCTATTCGATCATCTATTGATCCCATTATTATTGATTTCTTACATCTACTCAATCTAGCACAAGATATTAATCTTTCTGATCCCGATACCATTGCTGGAGTCAATTATCTTGAATCTGTTGAATTATTAGATTCCGGTAGAGCCACCATTATTCTTACACCAGAATATCAATAATGTCAATCTATAAAACATTTCTCCTATATCAAGGAACAACTTTTTGTCCAGAAGCAATTAATCTACTAAATTCTTCTGGATCACCAATTAATCTAGTTGGTTATTCTGTTGTGGGTAGAATGGCACAATCATTCTATTCAGAATCATTTGTAGAATTAACTACTGAAATTACTAGCTATACCTCTGCTACTATTCAAATATCATTAACCCCAGAACAAACGGCAACTATTTCGCCCGGTAGATATGTCTTTGAAATAGTCCTTATTGATGTCAATGATGCTATTCATCGTCTAGTGGATGGTATAATTGAAGTAGTTCCAGGAATCGGATTAACAACCACAAATTATCAATGAACATTCAAATAAACTCCTGTACAACTTCTGATCAACAAATTGTTCAATTGGTTCAAGGTGATACCAATCCACCTTTGATAATTTCTTTAACTAATGAAACTTATAATTCATTATCAGGAAATACCACAATAACACCTATTGATGTATCATCCGCTACTGTTGAACTAAAAATCAGAAAATTAAATTCCACAGTATTTGCAACAGTAACCGGCACTCCTATTGCTGGTTATACCAATACTGATGGAACAATTGATTATACCTCACCTTACGATATTTTAGGTAAAGGTGGTAGAATTAGTTTTTTCTGGGAACCGGGTGATTTAACAGAATTCGGAAAATGCCAAGGAGAAGTACAAATAACTTATCTAGATTCCGGAATTCAAACTGTTTATAATATCATTCCTATACAAATCAGGGAACAATTCTAAATCATGATCTTTGCAAGAGTTTATGATTATGTAATTGCAAAGATTCAATATAATCCAACAATTACTAAAATCCAATATTTTTTGGATTATTCCGGTCTAATCAGAAAAATAAAAGAATCATATTCTGTAGCCGATGAAACTTTTTTTGATGTTGATAAAAATTTAATTGATGAATCTATAATTTCTGAGGAAACCATTTATTCAGTAGATAAAAGTTTAACTGATGAATCTACCCAATCAGATGAAACAATTCTTGATTTTGAAAAACCTATTGAAGATATCTATGAATATACCGAAAGTATTCAAAATTTAGATTTCTATAAAAATTCATTCGAAAATGTTGATGCTATTGAATCTGTTCTATTTGATAATTCAACAATAAAAATAGATTCAATAGCATCAACAGAGTTATGCTATACCACCCCAAATTTGGTTTTGGTGGAAGGACCATACACATATAATGATTTTGTAGAACCAACCTATTATGATCCCTATTTTGAAATAACTGACCAAATCCAACCATTTTTAATTGGTAAAGGAATTACCGATATTCCTATCATAACAGATAATATATCTAAGTTTGATGTCAATTCTGTGTTAAATGATAGACCAATAATTCTAGATAATCTTAGTTATAATTTAACTACTCAATTCCCTTCCGATTTTGTACTAAATGTATCAGATCAACCATTTCTACAATTCCAACCCTTTATTCCCGTGGAAATGTTGGAATTTTTTGATGCTATAGAACTCCAATCAACATTAAACAAATCCGACGATATAAATATAACATCAGTAGTAGATGTTGTACCAATAAAATTTATTACAGAAACGTCAATAAGTTCAGAATCTCTAACTAAACAATTGTCATTATATCTAGAAGAAGGTTCTTATGAAAAAATTTATACAGATTATGTTTTAGTGGATTATTATGTGTCAGAAGGATTTTCTGCTTCAGAAAGTATATCTGTATAATTCGAAATATTGGTTTAACTAAATACAATTAAAATTAACAATAGCAGGGTTTTCTAAATGAACACAAAAGAATTTATTAAAGTTTCTGGTAATCTCGATCTCGTATTAACCGATGAATTTGGTAATATCAAGGATTCAAAATCAGTACATAATCTAGTCGTTACTGCTGGCAAAAACTGGATTACTTCCCGACTAAAAGATACCGGAAGTCCAGCACAAATGACCCTTATGGCTGTCGGCAATTCTACCGTTGATCCAGCAATTACTGATACCGCATTGGGTGGAGAATTAGGTAGGGTTTCTTTAACTACAGCCGGTGGTGTAGTAACTTCAAATACCGTTACTTATGCCGCAACATTCCCAGCCGGAACAGGAACAGGAGCATTAACTGAAGCAGGCATTTTCAATTCTGCTAATACTATGTTATGTCGAACAGAATATGGAGTTGTTACTAAAGGTGTTGGTGATTCCTTAGCTGTTACTTGGGTTCTAACTATCTCTTAATTACCGGAATAATTCATGACTATTTTAACTAGGCAAACAGCCGGAACCGGAGTTTCTGTTAAAAATGCTCCACTTACTCATGCAGAATTAGATAATAATTTTATTGGTCTTAAGGGTGAAATAAATACATTATTTGTTAATAGTGATAGATATTCCGGCGAACTTTCCTTTTTATATCTGGAAAAGATTACCGCGATGCCGGGATTAGTCGGCTACTGGTCCGCCGATCCCGCGTACCTCTACGAAGACTCCGCCGGGACGATCCCCGCGAGCCTCAACGGCGTGATTGGCGCATGGGCTAGCGTCGCGTCGCCAGCCGTGCTGGCCGTACAGTCCACCACCGCCAACAAGCCCTATCTGCGCCACTCGCCAATTTCCAATACCTATTACCTCGACGGCAATACCGCGACCGCCGCCCTGACCGCGACGTTGGGCAACCTCGGATCAGCTTGTACGGTTGTTCTCTCTGGTCCCGACGGTCCGGTCTTTAAGGAAGGCGTGACCATCAGCGCCACCTACAATCTGGCCACGCCCTTTAACTGGAACGGCGAGATCGCCATCTGGAATCGGGCCTTGACTATCGCTGAGAAAGCCCTGGTCACTCGCTATATGAAGCGGTATGACACTCAATACGGTAGCCTGGTGAGTGCTCTACCGCAGATCAATTTACGGACGGACTTCCCCAATGTTGAGGCGGTGCCAGATTGGGGCAGTACGACGACTTTCGACTCTACCTGGAAGAACGGCTCGTCCCTCACCAGCTTTCCGCTAATCAATACTGCACTGGGGACGACTTTCAACTCTACCTGGCGTGGCTGTTCGTCCCTCACCAGCTTTCCGCTAATCAATACTGCACTGGGGACGAATTTCAACTATGCCTGGTATGGCTGTTCGTCCCTCACCAGCTTTCCGCTAATCAATACTGCACTGGGGACGAATTTCAACTATGCCTGGTATGGCTGCTCGTCCCTCACCAGCTTTCCGCTAATCAGATCGGA